ATGAAAAGGAAAGAAAAGTCCTACACGCAGCTGCTTAATGGCTGCCACCGCACTGAAATTGCCGTCTATCCCCCCAATTGGAATACCCAAAAAGCACCTATTACAAAGAAAGGAAAGAACGTAGAGTGGTATGTATGGTACCGGTTCTTTGATCCTGCCCACAGGGACCAGCACCCAAACGGAAAGCTAATCAAGCGCCGCAGGATGAATAAGTACATGGACTTGATCTCCCGGCAGGGGGCCACTGAGGAACTGCTGGCCCTGGAGAAAGAAAAGGTAGACCTGAAGCATTTCAACCCGATCAGCGGGAAATACATGCAGCCGCCTGCAGCGGTTAATAAAAAGAAAGGTGAGCGCCCCATTACACCAGATACTCCGTTGATTGATGCGTTGGATTTTGCATACGAAAGCTTGCAGGTAGATCCCGACACATTGGATGATTTTAAGTCCGTACTCACTTATACCTGGGGTGCTGCGGCGAGAATAGGCCTTGATCAGAAACCTCTCGGACAGATTGAGAAAGCTGATATGCGGTTGATACTTGATGAGATCGGCCGAAAGAAAGGGGATACGTGGACTGCCAGTAACTTCAATCACCACAGGCGTTACCTGAGCTCTTTGTTCACGGCAATAGAAGAGTATGATGCATATAAAGTACATCCCTTGCATGGCATAAAGAAAAAGAAGGTTACCAGGAAGATCCGGGAGGTACTTAATGATGACCAATTCGCACGGGTAAACGCAGCATTAAAAGCCTACGATTACTATTACTGGCGATTTATTCAGATTTTCCAGGAGAGCGGCTGCCGACGCCCGGAAATATTGGGTGTGCAGGATACGCATGTAGACTTGAAGAACCATCGGTTTAAAGCGCTGGTGAAAAAAGATCGGACTTACAAAGAGGTATGGAAAGATATCGACCTGGAGGTGATGCCACTATGGGAAGAAATCATAGAGGAGGTGCAGGAGATCAGGAAAGAAACAGGAAACTATAAACAATCATTATTCTTATTCTGTGAGGCAATGAAGCCTATGCTGCGCGATAAGCCAATTCTGCCGGCCCAGGTCACACGGCGCTGGAAAAATCATATAAAAGAGCGGCTGGGGATCACGGCAGATCTGTATAGCTTGAAACACCGGCGCACTACCTCTTATATTGATAAGGCCGTAGATGCTGCCATCGCTAAAGCCCAGCGCCAGGCTGCTAAGAAAAACAGCCATACCAGCACGGCAATGGTGGAAAAGGTATACGATGTTAACCGGGATCGGCGGTCCGCTATCATCCGCCAGTTGAAGATGAAGACGCACAGGAAGAGGAAGGCGGTGGTGCTTCGAACTAAGAGCGGGAAGATTGCTTAGGCATCTTTTACCAGGTCTGGGACAGTGCATTCCAATATGGCAGCCAGTCGGTGCAGCATCAATAACCCTGGTTCCGAATGCCCATTCTCCAGCTTGCTTACGTGGCTGACACTACTCTTCAGCGGAAAAGCCAGGTCGAGCTGTGTCCAGCCCTTGGCTTCCCGCATCGCTTTAAGTCGCTTGCCAAAATCTTTTAATATACGTTCCTCTTGCTTCATCTGAAAGAGCAAACGTATAAACAATAACTTTTATAAGAAATATTATAAGGAAGTACTTTTAAAGAAGTTGTTATATAGGGTAAATTTTCCTACCTTCATTCATACCGATTATGGTACTGCCTGGTTGGTGCTAAGGGATTTTTTTCACCCCGGTCGTTTCGGGCCGGGGTTTTTATAGAACGGTGGATATTTATATCTTTGCAGCCCCCAATCTTATTGGCGCTGCTTCTTTCGATTCGTGTCCGGGAAAGTTGGAAATTTCATGGGACCACGAAGAGGAGAAGAAAGCTCACGACCTCATGGCGTGGGCTCTTCTTTGCTCGTGTCCCAAGCCTTCCAACGGGCTCCCCGGCGCGGCAAGTTGAGACCTGCGCCTCTTTTTTGGGCCAGGTTAAAAATTAAACCCAAAATCAAAACCCTGGACAATGCTACAGAATCTCCTTACCTCGCGCCCCCGGCTCCGCCAACTGGAAGCTGAAATTGACACATTAAAAGCAGACCTGGCCCAGAAAGAAACATTCATTCAGTGTTGGGCCCACGACATGAACATGCCGCTCAGCAGCATGTCTGTGGTGCTGGAAGGTCTTAAAGGCCTTCGTGACACTGAGGATCTGCTGGACGCCCTGGATACCGTGAAGAACGGTATTCTGGCCTTGAACGGCCTCTACAACAATATATGGGATATTGCCCGGGGCGGTACCGATGAACTGAAACTGGAAGTCATCGACGTTGAAAAGTGGCTGATGAATACTGCCGGTCTTTATAAGCCACTGGCGGAAGGGAAGGGCCTGCAGTATGAGGTGGTAATCAGCTCCCGGGCGCCTGTCACTGTTACCACTGACCGGCTCAGATTAACACGAATCCTTTCTAACCTAATTACGAATGCGATCAAGTTCACCCAGGAAGGAAGGGTAACAATTAAGGGCTACCTGGAAAGCGGACTACTGCATATTGATGTGGCAGATACCGGACCAGGCATCCCGGACGGCAAGATGGAGGACATCTTCGCCCCCTTTGTGCGGCTTAACAAAAAGATGCCTGGTTGCGGGCTAGGGCTGGCAATTGTCACCATGAACATGAAGGGATTGGGGGGCGTCCTGAAGGTTCACAGCATAGAGGGCAAGGGATCTACCTTTACCTTCAATGCACCCAGCCTAAAGGTTACTTAACTTTATGATAAACAAACAATGGGATGTAACGGGCCGCTCACTTTTGGGTGGCCCTTTTTATTCCTGGAGGTCCTGCCTGATCAGTTCCTCCACTCGCCGGCTCCACCCCCGGCCGTATTTCGCTTTAAACGGTTCTAGTACGCTGGGCAGGATGGTAAGCGGCTGTTGGATGCGGCGCTCCGCCACCCGTTTTACTCCGGGTTTATTCCCCTGGCCGCGGCCGGCGCCCCCTCTTTTATCTTTCGTTTTCATTTCTTTAACTTTTTCACTAAAAAAGCGGCTGCTTTTCGCAGCAATCGTGCCTGCTGCATGAAGTCTGGTTCACCGTCCAGCCATTCCAGGTCGGATAGGTGGTTCAGTGGGTTATCTGGTGTATACCTTGCCCGGAATCGGGGCGGCTTCTTCCGCTCCACCCAGATGTCCTTACCCTTTCTTTCCAGCACATGCGCCGGCTCCCGGCTGGCATATGCCTCGATCAGCTCGTCTACCGGGTCTTCCTCCAGGTAGCTGTCGTAGTCGTCATACTCGAACAGGTCGCCATTCGGCTGGAATAGCTGGTATACTACCCCGGTTTCCCGGATGCGGTAAACGCTGCTTCCCGTTCGGTTCTCCAATAGTTCCAGCGTGCCCACCTCCATGTCCTTCAACTGCATCACAATGTCAAGGTTAGGCTGGATGGTAACATTGGGAAACGCCTCGTCGAAAGCTGCAACGATCTGTTCTCCGGTCAGGTAATGCCAGTGGGCGCTATGTGCAATATGCTTCATGCTAAAAAAGTATGCCGCCTTACGGGGCGGCGGCTGAATTAATAGATTTGCCCTACCTCAATTACCTTGCCCAGCACCTTACCCTTTGCATCCATCTGGTATAAGGCGAGGAATTCTTCAGCATCATCGTAGGTATCGAAGGCTGCCGCCCATTTCAATGTAGCTGTTTCATTGAATTCATTATCAAGATAACAGCCGCCTATAGTCTCTACAACATAGGTCTTATCTTCTGGCAACTCACTTTCCTTCACATATCCTATCGCTTCATCAATCGGGGTCCAGAAAGCCCAAGGAGCCGCGCTAACCCGGGCTATTATCTCATCATCATCATTACAGTCTTGCGCATAATTGTTATCTGCGGCAAGCAGCAACATTGCCTGATCTGAAGATGTGGCGTAATTGCCGCGCGCAATGGCTGTTCCCCAGCCTTCAACATCAGTGTAATAGAGGTTAGTGTAACCTTTGGTTTTGGCGGCTTCAAGTTGTTGGAGTGCGGATTGCTTAGTCATGATGTTTTTGCCAGTGATTACCCAGGTGGCGCTCCTGCTTTGATGGTGTAAAGATACAAACATTTTTGATTAAAACAAATTATTTTAATCAAAACAACAAAATAAATCAATCTTTCAGAAAGTTGTGAAAGTTTCCCGAATTTCCCAAACAGGAAACCAGGGAAAGTTTATTCAATAAAAAACCACCTCTGCAGGGTGGTTCTTAACCAGCACCTTTATACGTGCTGGCTGCCGCCAGGCATTGCAAAGGTGGAAAGCTGCTGCGCAGGGTATTTACGCAATAATTCGGATTTTTCCCATAACGAAATAATGTAATATGAAATGAAAATCAAATAGTTATATCAGATATAGATAAAATCTATGACTGAATGCGTCCCTATTTCCTATATATGGTTATATATTTGCTATATATTATGAAGCTTCAATGATGAACTAAAGATTAAATCCCTGATAACCAATTGCTATACATACATTTACGCTATTAAGCACCCGATTAAACAACCTTGATATGGCACACGCAATTACACTAAAACCCTCCTATACACGCAGGGCAGAGGCAAATACCCCTCCCCCTACACGTCGTGGCGGCTGGATTGAGCGGTGCATTGTTAGATTTAGAGCTAAGAAACACGCAAAAAAAATAATGCGCACTCTTCATGAAATCGAAGAAATCCACGCCGGGAGGAAAACAGCAAAATCACTCGAAGACTTCCTTAAGGACTTTTAAGGTTTTCACCACCGAACAATTTATCTCTGAAGCCTGTGAATTAAAGAAGAAATACCCACACATTGGCGACGATTTCCACACCCTTTTAGCAAAGCTGAAATCAGACCCTTTTTCCGGCAATGATCCGCTCGGCAAGGATTGTTATAAAATCAGGATGAGGATCAGCGATAAGAACTCCGGCGAACGCGACGGGGCGCGAGTGATCGTTAAGGTAAAGGTAATAGATGGGGTTGTTTACCTCATGTCTGTATACGACAAAAGCGTAAAGAGCAACCTTTATGAGGGAGAACTGGATAAAATCATTGCAAACATGGTTGCTAAACATGATGTCAGATAAATAAAAAACCGCCCTGTGAAGGGCGGCTAAAACCAACCAAGTTTTATGTGAGCATGGCAAAAATAATGCCTTATACCCTGCTGCCGGGTTAATAGGATGTAAATGTTGGCGCTATATCCCTTCTTGCTTTAACCAAGTACGTACATCAAAGCTGGGGCAGTCCTTCCAGCCTGCCGTACCTGGTGTTAAAAAGTCCCGGTGTCCCTGGACGATGGCGCCCGGGTACCTGGCCTTCAGGATCTTCACCATAGCTTTCATTACTACCCGCTGCTCCGGCGTGCGCGTGTCCAGGGGATAACCCTGCTTGTCCACGCCGCCGATGTAGCTTACGTGTATGCTATTCTGGTTATGACCGGCCACGCCATTGGTAGCCTGGCTTTCATCGGCCAATACTTCAATATCTCCGTTGGCCCGGATGATGTAATGATAGCCTGGATTCTTCCAGTTCATCCCGTTGGGCTTGGGCGTTCGCCAATACCGTTGAATGGCTTCCACGGTGGCATTGGGCTGCGTGGCTGTGCAGTGTATTACGATATATTTTATGGTTCGCATATGTAATATTTTATCTTGCTCTGTATCGGGGCCTTATCTTGTCGTGGCCTGCTGGGGACGTTCCAAGAACCGCCGCCCGCAGGCCCGGCACACTTCCAGCCAGCAGCCGAAAGAGAGGTTCCCGGCTCTGTATCCAGCGTATATGTGATAAGTTTCGTATATCCCATCGCTCGTGCTGCCCGCCAACATGCAGCGTACAGCATGCTACATACATTCTTGGTCCCATCACTACACAGCCTCGTCACTTCAGCCGTTAGGCCATCATCAAGGTATCTACTAACAGGACGCCCAACCACTGCAACCCCTGCAATGGAATCGCCTTTTTTTGCAGCTATTGAGAATTTATGGCCCTGTGGCACCGAATGGTGACGGTGATGCTGAACGATGTAGGCGCATGCCTCACGAAAAGTGACAGGCACTATCTTCAGTCCGCTCATGCTATCAACTTTTTAACCAATCCTAAAATTGGATTGCGGAACGTCCAGCCAGCCAGAAGCACCACCCCTGCAAGCGCGTAATAAGCCCATTTCTGCCACTTATCGCCCCTGACCGTGGCTTCGTTCGCCTTCCGGACAAAGTATGCGCTATCGGCTTGCAGGGCACGCACATGGGCGGTGTTCTCCACCTTCACCACACTATCCCGGTACACGGTCTGCGTTACTACCTTCACTGGTGGGCACGGCTGCTCATATTGTACCGGCACGCTGGTGCCATCCGGGCACGGAATAGTATCATGGATTACCACCTGCCCACCGGGCACCGTGATGGTGTCATGTTCTACTCGCTCCGTCACGGTAGTGATGGTCTTCACGGGATATTCGTCCGCACAATACCGTGCGCTGGCCGCCGGGTGATCATTCAGCCATCCAGTAACGCGGCCCGCCGTCATGCAGCCGGACAAGGCCGCCAGTAATAAAAAAGCTACTATCTGTTTCATATATTTCGTGTTATTCTCATTGCATTTAAATATCCCACTTCATGATTCCCATCTATGGGCAGGCGCCGATATACCGCCAGGAGTAGCACCCCGTTGGCATCTGCCTGCATGTCCTGGTAGGTTACCAGGTTGGCGGTGTTCCCTTTTACATCGAAGTCATGTACCAGGTACGAACCGTTTGCGTCAACCAGGGTATAGTCGCATAGCCGCGTGGCGAAGGAAACGCCGGCAGCATCCCGGCTGCCCAATATCTCAATCAGCGGGACCACCTCACCGGGATTAAACCCACTGATACGGACGTTTTCATTCCCCGGCGTGTAGGTATTGCTGTAGGTAAAGAAGAATGACCGGGTGACCTCAGCATTGAAAGCAAACACCGGGTTAGGGGTATCTTCCCCGTTTACGTCACTGGCGGTTGTTCCTCCCAGGTTACCCCACAGGTTGGTAGCAACCGTGTCAACCGTAATGCCGTTGTGGCTGCCCGACAAAACGGCCAAGTGGGGCTGGCCGGCTATCGTTTCCCAACCAGGTATATCTGCCGGCGAAGCACAAAAATTGAATTGAGAAACAGCGGCGGAAACGGCCCCCACCGTTATGTTCACATCATCGCTACCGGATGCCCCCCAGTTGTCCGTAACCGTTAGCCGTAATGTATAGGATTGGCCGTCCGCCAAGCCGTTAACCGTCACCGTAGGTGTATTGGCGTCCTGCAGAGTGAGGCCGGCGCCTGAAATAACGGTCCACAGGTAGCTGACAATTGTGCCGTCAGTATCGCTGCCGGAGCCGTTGAGCACCACGGACGTGTTGCCTGCCGGCAGGTTTTGATCTGGCCCGGCATTCGCAGTAGGGACTGCGTTCATTATCTGCACAATGTTGCTGTAAGCTGTATAGCTACCATCCTTCAGTGCCGCCCGCATTCGGTAATATCCTGGTTGTTTGGCGAATGTTTTACGGATTACCTGCTGATCAACTACCTGATCAAACAGCCCCCACCCCCCGGCGCCATCATCCGACCGGTCAAGGTCAAACCGTAGATAGGCTGTATTTGCGCGTAGTTCCCGGTCCAGGACCGCAAACATGGCGTCTGCCTGCTTTGTCGTACCCTGCGGGCTCAGGTGAATGTGGTCACTCTGGAAATCGGGACCGAACGGATCTTCCAGTATGTCCCATAACCGAAACAGAACATAAGGGAATGCCGCAGTCCATAGGACATTCTCTGCCGCTAACCGGGCCAGTAGGTTGGCATCATAATCCCCGCGCCGGATCGGAGAATGAACGAAGAATTTCCCTTTGGCAGCAGCAGCTATTGTCTGCAGGTTGGCCGTGGCCTGCTCCGGGGTATTATATTGCGCGTCATTGGTAGGCCCCACCAGGATTATAATGTCCGGGTTGTAGGAGTTGGCGGCATCAATGTTACGATCAGGCAGCCCCCCAAGCTCCGTAGGCAGCCAGTGATCTGTGTATTCCCCGGGAACGCCCAGGTTGTGAATAGTAGCGCCACCCCAGTTATCATTAATCAACTGCTGCAGCTTATACTGCATGGTGTCAGGTGGGGACAGGTTTAGGCTGACCGCATGGCTGCTGCCGATTATCACTATAACCGGGTTATTCTTCAGGGTGTCATTATACCCCCACGTTAACTGCATACTGCTGCCGGTGCTTCGCCCAAACAATAGCGGCCCTGTATCCCGTAGGATAGGATATGTTGCTCCGTTCGCTTTAACAATATCGCCCTCACGAAAAAGGTAGGCGCCTGTCTCCTTTAGGTACAGCTCATGCAACATAGCATCATAGACGGTAGCCCCGTGCTTTATGTGTAACCTCTTTGCCATCTTACCCAATTATGAAGATTGTCCCATCAGGGTATCCTGAAATATCCGAGGGCATTGTTTCCGCAACCACGATCTGCGGGGTACCCTGCAGATCAGCATATTGGCCCGATGTTGCCACGGGAGCCAGATCAGCCGTGTTTGCCTTTTCCGCTAGAGCTGCCGCAGTAGCGGTACTGATCGGCTTATCCGCGTCACTGGTATTGTCCACGGCGCCCAGCCCTACATCTGCTTTTGTCAATGTTACGAGGCCACCACGGCCATTCACTGATTGAACAGGCGCGGCCGCGGCAGCACCGGCTGCATCCACCTTCGTTTCATTCAGCACGCGTCCCTGATTGGCCGACAATGCGGCCGTGGTGCTGGAAGATGTCAGGTTATCAATGACCTGAACACTGCCACCACCTCCGAACGTTCCTACTATGATCTTTACGATTTCCATTACTCTGTTATGTTTGGTTCTACGATAAAAGAGCCCCTCACCGGTATACCGGCTTCCGTTTCACTGGCCACTACCAGCATGTCATACCGGTACGCGCCCGCGGCCAGGTTATCAGCAGCATATGCTTTATCCATCTTCAGCACAGTAGGGGCGCCGGTAGTTGGATTGTTGGCTATTTCAAAGCCGGCGCCTATGCTCATCTGCTTGACCTTTACCCCCACGCCGTTTACAATGTCCATCCTGACATCTACCAGGGTGGTGAGGTCGATGGCCGTTGTTTCAGTTTCGTAGAACTCGAAACCGAAAGGTGGATAGCTGGCCATCCGCTGTACTTTGATGGTCAAATCCGCTGCTATTACGTTGCTCAGTGTTGCCATGGTCGTTATTTTTCTTTGCCGGCTGCCTGGTTCAGCGGTGATTTTTTAATCGCCAGTGTCAGCAGCTTCAGGATGGGCGCAATAAAGTACCTGGAAAACGGGCTACTATTGTCGATGGCGTACAGGTTCTCAAATATGCTCGTTGCCTCGATGTAGATCAGCAATATCAGCAACGCACTGTTGACGTAGCCTACGATGGCACTGTCCTTCTGCATCGTGTTGGCCAGGATGATCCCCACCGCAATGGCGCCGGCATACTGCGTGAATTTGATCACTGTTTTCCTATACCCGGAGCTGGTGCGGGCCTGCTTCAGCACCACGGCCTTGACTACGCCGGTAATCAGGTCCAGGAGCATGGAGATAAACACCCACGCCAGGAGGTTGGCGTCCGGCAGGAATATTACTTTGAAGAATGCCAAGCCTCCTGCGGCGGCGAGCAATTCTGTTGTGAGTCGTTCTTTCATGACTATTTGCGTTTTAATCTGCTCCAATTAAATACCAGGTGCCTCCAACATTCTGCACCATGAACCGGCTATACGCGCTTAATGCCGCATTGTTGGCGTTACTGTATGTTGCTCCCTTATAAGTGATTGCCGGGGTCCAGTTCATGCCGTTGCTCGTTGGATTGGCCGCCTCTTCTACGAGCACATAGATGGTGCCGCTCCCGCCTGTAAGGGTGATGGTAGGGTTTCCCGTGGTGGCCTGGCTGATGATGGTGTAGTCATTAACGGTAGTTGTTGTGCTGGCCGTAATTGTACGAACCCCCAATGATACACCCCCGGAATTAGTGCGACCGCTCACGTCAAGGGCGATGTTTGCGCCGGCATCTTTATTGATCCCGACGCCTCCTGTGCCATTGCCAGCATTCAGTCTGAATACGCTTGCATTCAGTATCATTGGCACCGTATTCCCACTGGTGCTATTCCTGGTGTTGAATGTAACGAAACTGCTTGTCGGGGATACATCGAATTGCGCATCATCATATGAGACGACAAAAGGTGCAGCAATGCCATAGTTGGATGAGATTTCACTCCCCACTGCCAGCCAGCCAATTGACGATAGCCGCATTGTTTCGCTTGTGGTTGTTGTTCCTGTGTTTGTATAGAAGCTAAGCCGGGTTGGATATGAGCTTAAATCTGTCCAAGCGGCATCTGCTTGCGCTGCAATCTGCGCACCGGGTTTTGGGTTTATGAACCCAACACCACTAGTATTACCGTCCCCATCGAATAATATGCGACCTAATGGATAGTCTGCCTGATCCGGTAATCCGGATTGCATCAGGCGTAAACGACCGCCCCCAGATAATGAGGGGCCACCAGGGTTCCTGATTATCTGTCCCGCGTCAGCATTCAAGTAAAATCTTGAATTGGATAGGTCAGGGCTTGTTGAACCGATAGAAACGCCAGCCCCAAAGATAGCATTACCGTTGCTTCTAATGAGAGTAAGAGCATCACCTATTGATGCCCCAGCGTCATTGCGCCGATTGAAAGAGATATCATAGCCTGAATTACTTCCGCCTTCGGCATTGATCCCCCTCACTATCCACCTAAGTGTGGCTCCCGCATTCATTAAGGAATACCCGGCACTACCAGGGTCTATAGTAGATTGGAATGCAGCAGCCCTTATGGTATTGGTTGTGATGGCTCCTATGTCTGTTACTTGCTGAAGGTTTGGGGTGTTAGTTACTCCTGTATTAGTAACGGTGAAATTCGGATATGTACCGGTTACACTGATCCCAGTTCCGGCCGTTAATCCCACTACCTGGTCCGGTGCGCTGTTGGTGATTACGCCAGTAGTGTTGTTATACGATATACCTGTACCAGCGCTAAGCGCCCCCCGCGCCCGCGCATTCGTAAAATATAGATTGCTCCCCTCCGTTACCTGCGATGTAGTATAGTCCCCGCTCTGCGCTGTCACTGCCCCGGTGCGGCCGAACACGCTGGTAACAGCATTATTGTTATCCACTTTCCCCCAGGATGATCCGTTGCTTATTACCCAATCCCCAGGTTGCAGATTAAGGCTCTGCTGCGTGCCGCCCACACTGACAACATAATACCAGCCTTTGTTGCCACTGGCCGCTGTCGGGAGTGCTGGGGTGTTGGTTGAAGCGTTATATGTTCCCTGGTAGTTCACAGCACCCAGCAGGCTTTCAGGTATCTGGGATAACGGGACCTTGCTGGACGCATCCAGTGTGGCAACTCCGTTAGCGGTGCCCTTCTGCGAAAGCGGCACCGCATCCGTGATACCATACCCTGCCAATGTCGTGGGCCGTCCCGTGATCTTGCTCCATGCCAGGCCTGTGATCCAGGACGGGTTGCTATATGACCCGGAAAGGAGGGGGTAGCGGGCGTCGCTTTCTGTTTTGGTGTAGTACCCGGAAAGGTCAGTAGCGCCGCTGCCGATCTTTAGCCATCGCAAGCCGTTGCTGAAGTAATGGGCTGTGTCACCAGGCTGCTGCCGGAATACTACCGCACCTTTGTACATAACAGCGGGGTAGCCGGTAGTATCTGAGGTGTTAATCCAGAGTAGCTTATCCACTCTTAAAAGGTCATACCATTGCGGCACCGCATTGTGGTAAGTGAATTGTGCCCATGTAGGCAGGAAAGCGCATATTAGCGACAGGGTAACAAACAATTTTTTCATCTTATAAAATTAAGTTCCTTTGTTATTCTATGTTTTTAATAAAGCCGTGAAAATTATATTCTTCACACGGGTTTCATTGTCTGAATCACCTTCCTCACTGGTGTAGTTTTGAACCCATTGGGCATTGCTGGAATCAACTCTCCATCCGTTCTTTGCCGTCCCAAACTGCCCATATGTTTGAAAGTTTGTTCCCGGTTCAGCATGGGTGCCTTCAATATGCTTGTGCTTTTTCATGGCATCTGCCTGATATCCACCGTTATTGTTGAAGGTTCGCCCATCCAGATCAAGACCACGCCCAGCATCATTGAAGCGGGGGTGAACACCCCTAAGATCAGGCAAGCGGAAAGTCAGCCCGTTGCTTTCTCCGGTGGAAAAGCAGCCCTTATATGCCATAGGGTCGCTATTCCACTGATCGTCTGAAATTAGGCTGGCACCCGTAGTTTGGGCGTATTCCCACAGCCGTGGGAATGAATCTTTATTGACGAGCTGTCCCTGCGCTATTATGGTATTCAAAGTGTTCGAGTAGCCCATCACAACATGCCCGACATCCAGGAAGTTGCCATAGGCATTGATTACATACCATCCGTCGGTACTGCTCATTACCCAAAGCACCTCACCTCGTCCCATATATACCTTTGTCTGCCCACTGTTACGGAAATAGATGTTCTGGCCGCCCTGGGTGGTAATAGTTGACTGATAGCTGTTATTGACCATCGTTTCAATAGGGATGATCGTATTCTCCGGGATAGCCGTTACGTCCGGAAGGGTAAGCGTGATCTTGGTAGTCGCACCGGCGATGTTGATCAACTTATTGAGGTCATCTGCCACCAGGGTAGTGTTCAGCGTTACCGTCTTGATGCCGGTGATCAGTGATACTCCGGAACCAGGATTAGGGAACTCTTGGTTCCCGCCTTCCAATTCGTAGATATGAGCAAAAAACAGGTCCCCTTCATAGAACTGATCCCCTTCTTTTGCCAGCTCAAAACCGCCTGTAGATAGTACATTGAATTCATCTGTAGCCAGCCGGCCGGGGCCCCTCCGGGTAAGGGAGTATGTGTATCCTGCCAGAGCGGGGATATCAATCCTGTTTTGACCTACCAATTCAGGAGGGATGTGGATTTCCATGTCAGCTCCGGAAAGAACCGGTGTCTCCGGAATGGCATCTCCGTTGATCTTCGCCCTGAGCTGGCTGACCGTCATGTGCTTGGTCTTATTGTCAGACTGATCCCAGCCGGCGATCTCGTCATCATCCGCTATGTCTGTAAATGCCGGTAACTCTGGTACTCTGGCCGTAGGCAATTCAATATCCACTGACTGCCCTGTATCTACTATCGTTCCTTGTACTATTGCCATGGGTTAACAAAAAGTGGGTTAACAAATTATATTTTCTTATAAACCTTGCCGCTCCCGTCTACATATAGCGGGAACATACCCGCAGTGTCGTTTACCCCGGGAATGTCCGCCATGATCACATTGCCAACAAAGTTGTTTTCGCTGCTCCTGTTATTCATTCGCTCGTTTATCGCTGCAATATCCCTTGAATTGCTCCCGATGCCGTTATACCAGTCCTGGGGGGGACTGCTGGCCACCGCATCCGCCAATGTCAGCTGGTAGTTATACTCGTCTTCAAACGACCGGACGGTATTGGTTACCCGAATCCGCTTATTGATCCCCAAGCTGCCGTCCGTTATCCAGATCAGGTCCCCGATATCAATAGTGTACCCCTTTTTACGGAAGTATGCCGGGTCCACGGTCACGGACAGCTCTTCCTGGGGCTCACTCACTACATTCAGCAGGTTCTGGGCCGCCGTCTTCAGGTCCGCCTCTGCTTTCGTAATATACGTTTCCGGCATAATGATATCCACCAGCACATATTCGTCACCGATTGCTGGCCGGAGTAGGGTTGATGGTACATCGAGCGATTTTTCATCCTTGTTTTTGTTTATCCTGAAGGTCTTTGTTGAGTTGTTATAGCTGGCGATGTCGAATGTGTACCCGGAGAGCTGCCCAGTGTTGAATGTTACCTTTGCACTCACTCCGGGCAGCAGCTGCCCATTCACATCAAAGTCCATGCTGGTGTCGGTAAAGATGAACGGATCTCCCGCGTTCACTGATGTAACCTTACCAGTCCGATGCGGATAGATGTCATCGAATATCTGGGTTTGCTCAATGATCCCATACTGGACAGTGTTCTTCTCCAGATACAACAGGCCGTCAGTCATCCGCAAGCGGGTAGCATACCCCCGGTAATCCGGCGGCAGGTTCTTATCAGAGCCGAATGCATACAGCCGCGTTATCACTGCGCTGTCGCTGAAGGTCTGCCGGTCAATCTGGTACAGGCCCTTCCTTTTACCCACCTGCAGGGTAATACCTCTGTCCACCTGCCGCTTGTCCAGGTGTATTTTCTTCCCTTGGATGAAATATTCTGTGCCAAACTGCTCGGCAATCCTGCCCAGCACCGAAAGGCAGCTTTCTGAATTGAACGTCATGTTCTGGTAGGGGCCACCGATAACGGCGCCCTTGGTCCAGCCTGCACCCACCCGGTTGGCGTTCTTTATCAGCAGATCTATGAAGGTATCCGGATTGCCCATTAGGGAAAACACCCCTTCGGCCAGCTCGTTGTTGGCGTCGTAGAACATAAACTGCACTTTGGCCAGGTCGAAATATTCCGACTGCATGGTCAAAGTGTACTCATAAAAACGGCTGGAATTCTTTTTAACAACTGGCAGCTTATTGATAAAGTAGTTTTCTCCATACACTGTACACCAGTCCCCAATCTGGAAGGGGACCAGCTTGCTCAGGTCAAACTGCAGGGTTATTATGTTATCACCCATAATACCTTTTGTCTGATTGCTGCTGCTATCAGGCTTGATGCTAATGAGCACATCACTACCGCGTTTTATGTCAATGCTGATCATGTGATAATAAACCGGTTCATTTCGTCAATTACATATACATTGCTGGAATCTATCTGTGGTTCCGCTTCCACCAGTGTTACCTGGAACTGCGCTGCTATCTTCCCCGCATTAGGCCCTTTCTTGATCCTGGTGTACCTGGTGAAGCTTGGGAACTCTTTGTAGTATACATAGAACGACTTTGACAGCTCTGACACCTCCAGCCGGCGCAGGTCCGGCTTTATCAGCATAGCAAAGAAGGAATTGTACTTATTCCAAAAGTCCACTTCCGAATCAGCCAGCAGGTTACATTGCAGGGTGACCTCCCGGGATTGCAGGTACACCCGGGACAGGTCTATGTCAATACCGTTTTCATCCTCCCAATCATGGCTGATGCTGTCCTTCCTGGCCGGTGGCTTCAGGAGGTCATCACTGCCAGCACTGATGGTAATCCCGTACACCAGCCAGAGATCAGCGCCATCCATGTAATATTGTCCGGTAGGGTATGCCATTATTTGATAATTTTTATTCCTACAGTTTCAATTTTCCGCAGCCGGGCGTCTATGCTGGACAGGTTGGCCGTATCCAGTTTTATCTGGTTCAATACGCTGAGGTTCTGCGTGGCTATCTGTAGCTGCTGTATAGCTGTCATACGCAGGCCGCCGAACTGCCCCGCCAATAGGTCCGCCTGCTGCTCGGTAATGCCCTTGATTGCCCCCTGCAGCGTGTTTTGTTCGTTACTGCCTGCTGACAGGTTCAGATCAGTAATATCCTGTAGCTGTTCAAACTGTTGGGCCGCCTGTTCTATGATCTGGTTGTACCTGTCCTGCAGGTCCGCGATCTCGCCTGATGTCAGTTGATTGTCCGATTGCGCTGCATCGGCGAATTGCTTGTAAAATTCCTGCAGGGGGGCTTCCAGGTACTGGTATTTAAGTGCATTCAGGGCCGCATTCCGCATGAGGTCCTCGAAGTTGTCGGCGAAGTCTTGAGCGGCCAGTTCTCCGTTGGTGAAACCCTGCACAATTGAATCGGTAATGCTTTCGGCGGTAGTACCAGTGAATATTTCCCGGGCCTGCTGCTCCAGGGAATCCAGTTGGGCCTGTATATTCTGTCCTTCCTCCTGTAGCTTTTGCAGTTCTTCAAACAGCGCTTTGGCCCGGCCGTCCAGTTGGCCCTTTGAATACAGAGCTTCAATCTGCTCGAAGGTCATACCCAGCAAGGACTGGTATTGATTAACGGCGTGGCTCTTTTTCCAGAGGCCCAGGAAGCCCCCGTACTTCTCCACGGTTTGGCCAGTAATGAAGCTCTCGCCCTGCAAGGCAGCCAACACGCGCTCCTGATCTGCCTGGTTCTGCTGCTGGTTTACTGCAAGGGCTTCCTGCTGGGCTTTCAGCGCCTGCAAGGTTAGTTCTACTTCCTGGGCTTTGATCAGGTTACGTTCGCGCAGTAACTCGTTTATCCGGTATTCCCCCAGCTCCTGGGCTACCTGGAAGGCGTATATAGCTTCGTATGTTTTCTGCAGGGATTCCCGGACTTTCTTGCCACCCTTCAGGACCGCGGCTACAGCTCCTACTACGGCACCCACGGCCGCGCCTACGACAGCTCCTACGCCGCCAAATACCGCACCAATTGCAGCACCCGCGCCAGCCAATCCTCCGATAGAAGAAGCCGCATTGCCGCCTTGACCTGCATCAAATTTTCCCGTAGACACTTTCCCTACAATACTTCCAACCTGGGCCAGTTGACCTACCTGCGTTAACAGGTCAGCCATTGTTTCCAGTGTGTCAGCCAAGCTATCATTTACTCCGGCTAGGTCAGATGCAAGACTCCTAAATGCATTACTTGCTTCATATAATGTTTTGGGTAATTCTTGCAATAGCTGCACAAGATGAGCATCTTCAGTTCTATTCAACTCTCCATTCACTCCAGCAATCTCTTTCCGCAACTGGTCTATTTGTTCATTCAGTTCTTTGGTGTCTCCCAACCCGGTTGCAGCGAACTTTTCCAGTACATTCAGCATATCTTGCAACGCCTTCTTATTACGCTTTAAGATACGCTCCTGCGCCTCATATCGCTGGTTGGTGGTGGCCAGCGGGTCATCAACAATACGTTGATCCTGGATATTCTTAGTGTCTGTTTGAGACTTTATAAAGTTCAGTTGTTCATCTACCGACCTGCGGGCATATTCCTTATCCAGGTCCAGTGCTTCCTTCCGTGCTTTGGCTTTTATTTCTGCTATTTTGTCCTGCAGGGCCTGCTGGCTGGAAACATCGTTCGCGTACTGCTGTTTTGTGGCGTTGATATCAAGTTCCAGTTGTTGGGCAATGGCCTGTTTGCGTAGCTCCAGTTCTGCTTGGGAATCCGGCTGTACAGTGGTGAGTTTTATATTAACCTTTGACAGCTCAGAGTTCAGTTTATTCTCTATATCCTTAGCGGCGGCCTTAGCGGTGGCATCATCCAAGATGATCTGACCGGCCCGCTGAATCCGTAATATCAATCCTTCACCAGCATTCAATGCCCGGGCCTGTTTGATCAGCTTATCTATGTCATTCTGAATCTTGGCAACAGATCCATCTTCTTTTCCTTCGGTTACACCCGTGGCCTTCGCCTCCAATGCCAGTACTTGGTCCAACAGCGTTTTCAGTTTGTTGGTTTCCTTTTGGGCCTCTTTCGCTGATTTCTTATAGTTTCCGTATGGGTCCAGCTCTTTTGCCCGCTTATCGGCCGCCAGGAGGTCTTTTGCGAGCTGTGCGCGCTCCTTGTCCACCTCTGACCCCTTATAGGCCTCTTCAATGTCCTCCCTGATAGATTTCAGCTCGTCCAGGCTTTTTGCCTGCGCGATCAATTGAGCGTTGGTCAGCTTCACTGCATCAGCAGTGGTGGTTTCTGCCTTTACCTGAGCGGCGCCGAGCTCATTGGTTATTTTCTCCTGCTCCCGCAGCTTCTTTGTGTTTTCGTCTATCAGGAACTGATAAGATTTTATAGCGGACCTAGCGCGGTCGCTGCGGGAGAACAACCCCGAATCAGATAGGTTTTTCTCTTCCTCCCGTATTTGCTTCCGGATTTCAGCTATTCTGTCACGCAGTTCCTGTTCCCTCTTCAGTGAAGCCGTTACAGCAGCCTCACTGGCTTCCAGTTTCATTTTAGTGCGCAGAGCTTCGATGTAAGCGTTTACGTTCTCTGTGAGCCGTTCTTGTGATACTGCCTTTGCGTCTATACCGGAAACTATTTTAGGGTCAATTTCAGCCAGCTTCTTATAGGCTGCCAGCCGTTCCCCCTCAGTAGTGTTGGCATCTTTCAATATGTCCAGGTAGGGCCGCATTTTCGCCCGCTGGTCGTCAATGGAATCCGTTACCTTTTTATTGGCATCCGCCAGTAACTGCTCTTTGGATGCGACATCAACGCCGGTGCGGCCGTATATGATCAGAGCCGCTGTCAGGCCGGCCAATACCGTAGCAATCGCCACATAAGGGTTGGACAGCATGGTGGCGTTCAGCAGCTTTTGTGCCTTCTCCGTGATCACCAGGGCCTGGTAGTGCAGGTACTCGGCAACCGTCAGGGAACTTACACCGGCAGTCTGGAGGGCCAACTGCACAGCCCGAATACGCTCCAGGGTGTTTACAATGATAATAGCAGCCTTGTAGGCGCCGTAAGCAGTGATCAATATCTCGATGATGTTGATCACATCCTGGTAGTGCTCAACAATGGTGGTGAGCGTTTCTATTGTGGTGCTGGCAATACCCTGGGTACTCTTGCCAAAGTCATTCAGCATTAGAGTGAAGGCATCTTCCAGGTTGCTGATCTGCCCGGTGAGGGTTTTTGACTGTTCTTCCATCAGGTTGAAGAACATGCCCCCTTCTCCGGTCATGGATTGAAATGCTTTCTGTATTTCAGGGAAACCTACCTTGCCGGCAGCAACCAGGTCGTTCACCTTATCGGCAGTTACGCCGAACTGCTTAGCTAGTTCCTGAATAATCGGGATACCGCGGCTGGTGAATTGCCGGATATCTATGTTGTAGGCGCGCCCCTGGGTCCGTAGCGTGCCATATAAGTAAACAATGTCATTCAGCGGGGCACTCACACCAGCGGCGATATTACCCAGCGTCCGTAAGGTGCCTATTATTTCCTCCGCCTGGAAACCATAGGCCAGCAGTTGCTTGGTGCCCTGTGCGGCATCTTGCAGGCCGAACGGGGTCTTTGCGGCCAGTTCTGCAACCTGGGCCAGTAGTTTATCTGCCCGGTCCTTGCTGCGCAGCATTGTGGAGAAAGCGACTTCCAACTGCTGGAACTCGCCTCTCACTCTCACTATTTGCTGGATGAAATTCTTTGCTGCGGACAAGCTGAGGTATCCGCTTATGGCGGTTGCTGCCTTTCTTGCGACCCTTTCAATGGCTTCAGATTCTTGGTTGGCAGATTGGGTAAGGCGCCGCAGGTTTTTCTCCATGGATAGTATCATGGCCTGGAACTGGCTGCCGTCTATGATGGCGTCAAATTCAAGAGGGCCGCCGTTTACGTTCAAAGCCATTACTATCTTGGTTTAAAATTGAAAAATTCTTCTACTTTTTCCTCATCTATCTTTATGGGCCAGGTGCCGCCTTTTTCCTTCCCATTTTCCTTGTCATTATCAAATGAAGGTGTAGTGGCGGACAACATGAGGACGTTGCTCCAGCTCATACCCCACAAGACCTCGTTCCAGGAAAACCGGAAATACTTCACTATCCCGCCGATCAATCCCCAGAGGCTATTGTCCCCCCTGGATTCAGTAGGCTCACCCCTCTTATTGAGATGATAGTACTCATAAAATTTAGCAGGTCAAGCTGCCGGATCACTACCCCGGAAATGGTAAGCAGTTCGGAAGCTGTGAGGTTATCCCGTATGAACCGGACAAGGTTGCGCCCGGGGCCGGAAGGGCTATTTGTAATCGCCGCGGCCACTACTTCAGCCAGGACATCACCGTATTGCTCGTATGCCCGGTAGTTGCTCTCCAGTGCGGAAGCATCTTTCTTATACACATCCCCGTCAATCTGCAAGAGCAACTTTGATATGCGGATCATATTGCCCAAAGTGGCGGGTCTGATCTGAAATGAACGTTTGGCAGGCAACAGCCCTACTTTCATTCCGATCTTCTCCCACCACTTTGGATGCAACACATCAATCTCAACACTTACCGATTTTTCCAGGATAGTATCGGCCGCGGCCGACAATATGTTCTTTTCATCTGTCATACCTTACGCCGGTTTCGTGTATTTGATCGGCGCGACGCCGTCTTTGTCCGGCAACAGGATAGTTATTGTGAGCTCCACCTGGAACAATGCCGTCTTACGGAAGTTGAACTGCTTGATAGCGCTGATCCGGGCATGCGGGATATCTACGGTGCCGCCTTTTTTTGTGATCAGGCGTACAGATTGCTCGATGATGGGCGCCGTGCGGGGAGCTTCCCACACATTATTACCGCTTGCATCGATGGATGCGGTGCCACCAAGTACACGCACAAGGGAAGCAGGCTCTACGTCGTACACGCTGAGCGCAACAGTGCTTTTACCTGGCGTTATTTCGCTGTAAAAGGGGTAGTCGTATTCTTCGACATTGAAGTCGGTGGTCGTCGGAGCCTCGTCTGATAAGATGGCCGTATCCGTTACGGTGGGGCCCAGTTCTGTAAGGCTGGTGCCCATACCGCCATCACCGGCGATATCTCCCATCAGGAATTGTTTCAGGCCTATTTCGGCTTTTGCTGCCATGGGTTAACAATTAAAAGGTTAACAAAAAGTTTTATACGTTGATTGCATAGAATTGCAACCGGATATTCACATAATGACTTTTGCTTTCTTCGTCTTCGAACAATGTCTGCTGCTGAACAGTGTAATTTATGTCCCCAGACTCCGGCCATTGGTCTGTCAACAGGTCAATGGCCGTGGTGGTCAGCTCTTTCAGTCTGGCGCTGTCCGGCTGTGTGAAGTCCTGCACTCCGCCTACAGTGATTACCAGATTTGGTACGTATATGTTTACATTCACAATCCCTTCCTGTAGCTGCAGGGCGCTGATAGGTAGCGTATTGATCACCACATCTTCCTTGGTACTGTTCAACGGCCGCTTTCCCTTCTTAATGATGCCGGTTATGGCAGTCTTAAGAGCGCTGGTGTTCAGCCGCTGGTATACAATATCTTCCTCGTGAAACGTTGTGATCATCTTACGTTGTCTATTCGTTTTTTCAGGCCCTCAATAGCCACTCTTAGGTCTTCCTTCGCCTGAGTGCTGGAAGAGGATATAACATCATATCCCCTTGATTCCACAGCCGCGGCATAGTCCATACCAGCTACAACGATCAGTACATATCCTTTAGGGAATGCCTTTGCTGCATCTTTGGCAGACTGCTTGGCTTGGTTCAATCCATCCTTACCGCCAGATACCGAACGGAAGTTCTCTTTGACCTGGGCTCCATTCTTCAGAATGACATACCCTATGGAACTGCGCAGGTTGCCGGTCCTGTCTGTGTAATTTCCGTTCTCACGGGCATTCTTAACGAACTTTTCACCGATGTACCGGAAGTTGGAAATGATGGCCTTATCCAGTTTGGCTACTCTGTCCGCCAGCACTTGCCGGATTTGCTCAGCGGTATACTTGGGCTTGACCTTTATAACCATATCCTGCTGTTTAATTGGCCCTGGGAGAACAACAGGACGTTACCCGTCGCTATCGTCTCCCCGTTCCATGTTACAGTTATCGCTGTTCCAGGCGCCACCGGTGCTGTCCCTTTTGGCATGTACACCACCCAGCTATACACGAACTGGTTACCGTCTGTTAGTTGCACCATCCTGCCGCCAACCTCCGCCCGGCCCTGTATCACTCTGTCCTCTACCGATCCCGGCACCCAATTACCGTTTTCGTCCTGAACTGAGTCAGTAACGATTTTTGCGGTGATTGTATGCGGATATTGAACTACCATGGCTTGGCACCTGTTACAGTCGGTTGCGTGTTCAGTTTATCAGGCAACCCGAGTTCATCCGCCAACCAGGAATACCACATCTTTATGCCATCGAGGTTCCATTTTATTGAGTAGCCTCCCTCTGAAACGTCCTGCATGCCAGCCAGCATTTGTGGCAACTGGTTGTAAACAGCTACTTTCAGAGATCGTATATCACTGCTGCCGGTTACAGTACCGTTGGGATCAATGTTCTGTTCTAACATAATGATTACGATCTCTTGATCGGTTACTCCGAACTTCCCCAGAATGGCGGTGAGGTATTCCTGATTCGTCATGTTCAAAGAGCATTAAGCGTACACTGCTTCCAGTAGGAAGATACCGTCCATTGAATCGAAGCTTGGGAAGGCATTCAGCTCGGACTTGGTCCATTCCCCGAACGGCTCGTTTTGGCTCCATTTGGAGATCAGTGCCCGCTGGTAGGTGGCATAGCTTACGCCGGCCACCGGCTTGGCTTCCTCAATCGCAAGTGCGTTCTTGATGGTGCCCAACTGGCCGGCAGGAACGAACACCGCGTTATTCTCGTTGAAGGGCCGGGTAGGAGTGATGATGCCATCTTTCTCGATGCCAACTACCTCATCAACGATCTCAATGATCGGCAGGCCAGCCGCTTGCAGGAATGTGTTGATGCTATCCAATGTAGTGATAGCAACCGGACTGAAGCTACCGCCAGGCTTGGGGCCATAGTAATAACCCTTCATGGTATCAATCACTTCCTGTGTCTTGATAAACTTCAAGAACAGGGCGTTTGACATGAGAACTTTCACTACAGACCGGCCCAGATCCGTTGCAGCCTTTTTCACCGTCTGGAAGTCGGTGATCGGCGTAGCGGTAGACGGGCTATCCCAGCTTACAGCAGCCTGTTTCTGGTTCGTTGACGGCATCAACAGATCCAGCGCGGTATCCAGCACAAGACCATCCGGGTTGTTCAGAGTAGTCAGGGTAATCTTACCCGTTGACAGCCCTTCTAGCGTCAGGTAGTCCAGGCGCTTCATGGCGGCGTTGCCTACTTTCAGCACATCATTGAAGATGAAGTCCAGCATCTGATCCCTGCGCACAGTGTCAGATACCGGCATCTGCTGCATTACCAGGTAGTCCCGGTAATCCTCTTCCGTCATCTTGAACATCTCTTTGATGGCAGGTATCTGGCCGGAGAGCTTGGACAGTTGACCACGGGCCCGCAACGGGGTCTGTGAATCCCTATTCACTACAGAAGCTGCGGCCTCAATACGGGAAGCGCCGATAACTGAAGTGTAGGTAAGGCTCATCTGGGGGGGAGCCCAGGCGAAATACCTTTGAAACCAGGTCTGAGCGAAACGATCCTGGCTACGGTCGATCATAAGCTGCATGTTGTCAGCATATGTACCGAATATTGATTTTAACTTTGCCATTTCTTATTCCCTCCCTGGTTTAGAATGATTGTGAATAGATGATCAGCGGCATGGCCGTTTTGGCTTCTGCCGGGGCGGCTGGTGCCCGCCGTGCGTACAAGGTGCCACGCAGGACGATGCCAACATCTGCGCCGGTTTCCACCATCGTATCCTGGTACAGCAGCCCCTTTGGGGTTACGGCCAGGGCCGCAGCAGATGCTCCGGTTGCGCTAGACTGGAACAATGCGGCGCCAGCGGTCGCGGCGCCAATGGTAGTTCCCACAGTCAGGACATCGTAGTCCGCACCGGTAGCGTCAATAGCGGTAATGGCATAGGCGGCGCCCCCTTCAGCACTGGCTACATAGTCGCCAACTGCCAACAGGGAACCCTTCTTTACCTTGTACTGTGTTGCTGAACCGCCGGCGTTCTCATACACCTCAGCGGTCTTCAGCGGTTTGGCCTTGCGGGTGCTCTCGTCATAATCCATCGGAGTGCCCGCAGGCATTGTAGCGCCAGAAGTGATGCCCGTGTTATCCAGAGTGAAGCCACCTTGAGCGGTTTCAATCACGGTCTGGAACACCGGTACGCCGGAGCTGACAACCTCTTTTTTTATCTGCAAACCCATTTTTTAAGGTTTTTTCTCGTTAGAAGATGAGGTGGGGCTATGTTTCGTCGCCCATGCGCCGATATCCGCCTCTACCTTTGTTTTGTCCACATTTCCGCCATTACCACCGGCAGGCGCGGTGCCTACAGCAAAGCCCTGGTTAACCAGTTCCTGCTTGTATGTATTGTGGTCTGATTCGATCTCCGCGAGTACTGTTTCCAGGTCCTCTGCTTTCTCTACACTGCGGCCCTTTGCGAACACTACAGGTATCTTCTTTTCGCCCAGCTTGGCATGCAGTTGCTCTGTAAGCGTTTTCTGCGTGTGCTTCTGTTCGTTGGAATTAACCTTCTCGGTAAGAGCCTGTACGGCTGCGGTCAGTTTGGCAATATCATCATTGCCACCCTTTTTCTCCTTCTTACCCGGCTTTGGGTCGGGCTTTGCAGATGCAGGATCATCGCCCTCATCGTCGTCTTCATCCTGTTTAGACTGGGATTGTTCCCATGTCTTTTTCGCATCTGTGACGCGCCGATCGCCTTCCTGTTGAAGGAATGCAGCGTAATCTGTAATTGAAAGCGGGAGATTGTCCAGTTCGCCGATGGCGCCCTGTATTTGGTCTTCTGCTGTTACTTTTGTGGCCATTTTGTCGGCTATACGTCCCAGCAACTCTTTGGGCACCCCTGGGAACTTTACCCGCAGTTGTGCCAGAATCTTTTCCTTCATGCGAAAGAATGGTTTGGGTTAACAATGCATTGTTATGATAGCCAAACCCCATTGAGTGAGCAAAAAAGTGGGTTAACAAACAATGGTTTTGGGCTATTATGATTACAAAATTATGTTTCTATGTTATTCCACAACTTTTTTTGGGGAAAATTTATGGAATAAAATCGGGGCATGCCCGGCTATCTTATAAAACCTATCAGCAGCGCCGTGCCTTCGATTAGCGCATTAAACAATATCAGATATCCCAATGCCCACCAAAATCGTATAGAACCATTCCTGTCCCATGGTGATGGAAGTGGCTTTAGAAAGGGGTAAGATTGCAGTACCTGCATTCTGAACTCGTATGCAGCTTTATTCACCTCGTCAAAGCATTCTTGGATTGTTTTATGCCGTTGGTTCATTTGGTTGCAAATATAGTGGCCTATGTTATTTCAGCGCCGTTGTGAAGGAAGGATTGTCTTTTACCCAATACGGGGCATTGGACAAGCGGTTGATTTTCTCATCGTTATTATCCAGGTACTTGTAGAACGCAGCCGGCGCATCGTTCACCTGGTTTACGCTTTTACCGTCCCATTTTGCCAGGCCCAATATTTCATCTTGGTGTTTATCCATTTCCTCCCGGGTGATCAATATGGGGGTCTGATAGCAGATGCACTGTGGGTGCCATCCGGTCCATTTGAAGCCCTTGGGATACTTGCCGGCCAGGGGATCACAGATATCATATTTCGGGTGTGCGTTTGACAGGCGTATTTCTATGCCCACAACAAATGGCTGGCTATCCCAGCGTTCATAATCCGCCGTGCGGTAGGCCATGTTGTTTTCTGTCCTGGTAAGGCGTAGCGCGTTCTTGTAGCTGGACCGGTACACGCCCTGCCCTGGGTGGTAGTTTCGGGCCGCCTTGGACAGCCTGATCCGGCCATCCTTATCCACCACCGAGCGGAATATCCGGTCCGGCTCTTTGAGGTTGCGCTTCATGCGAGTGGCCATGGTGGCAGCGCTCTCCCCCCGGGCGATGCCGGCTGACAGGCCCAGCTCCAGTTCTCGCTTGAACGGCTCTACAGCATTCCATACACGCTCTGAAAGGTTAAGCCCGTTTTCCTGCCTGGATTTGAACGTTGTTTTAGCCTGCGCATTGGTATCATAGTAGGTTTTCCGGGCCTTGTTGGATAGCTTGTAACCCTTCAGGCGCTTATCCAGGAATACGCGGTTTTTGTCATCTGATAGCTGCCACGCCTGGTCTATTCCATTCACGATAACCACTTCCATTTTCTTCGCCATGTCCCGCAAAAGATAATCTACCCGGCGCCGCAGCAGCGGGTAAAGTGATAGGTTGAATATCGTCTGTTTGTACGGGAGTGTGGCTGCCAGACCTGCCAGTTCCACGATGGCATCATAGTATAGCTGCCGTACCTGCCTTTCCTTCTTGTTAAGAAGGCTGATCAGTTTGCGATTGTATTGCTGCTGTTCATCCATTCGTGGTTATGTTAAGGTCCTTATCCTTGGACATCTCAAAGTCATAATGCCGAGATTCCTTTTCACCGCACGCCACTGTATACAATATTTCACCACCCTTGTACACTGCGAACGAGGTAATAATGCGCAGTTGCTGGTCTGGGTCACTTACCAGATATACCCGGTCACCAATCTCATATTTATTGTCAACTACCATCATGCGGTTTGAATATCGCTACCTAGCTTCCCTTCTTCCTCCATCAGGGTCATTTCTGCTTCAGGGTCTTCCACAAGGGGGTTCTGTCTGATGGCCGTCTTTTGGCTCATAATGGATGTCCCTGGCCCTGCTGCATCTATCAGCAGATCTATTATCTCCTGTTCGTTCTTCGGCAGGTAGTACTCGAATATTGGGGTAACGGTCATATTGGCTACCGGATCAAATGTTATATTGATCTTTCCCAAGGCCGCCAGCAGGTAGTTGATACGCCGCTGTATGCCCTCCCCGAATATGCCCTCTTTTTCAGCGGCCTTTAGGTGCGCGCCCAGGAAGAGCATCTTCAGGGCGATGCCGGAATAGGTACCCAGCCCCTTCATGGTCTCAAAGGATATGTCCGGCGTGTCCGTCATGGAGTGGATGAAGTACTTCAAAGTATCGATCTCCAGCTTGATTGCCTCTGGGGCGTTATCCCAGGTGAGGTAGTAGGCCTTACCCCCGGATTTACCTACCAGAACTTTTCCGGATTCACCTTTGTCTGCAAAGCCTGCCACCTCACCCTCCACAAAAACAATGGGGCTGCCGAAGTAATCGTTCGTATCCGCGTTATTGGATATCACTGTTTCCAGGCGTTCTATCATCTCCTGCACGTCATACCATTCCGGCAGCGGCTGTTTGTAATAGATAATAGGTATTTTGCCAACAACGTTCGGCTCTGGCGTTGTTACCCATGCATCGCCGGCTTTTTCACCCTTATATATCTGTGTGGGGGTATACAGGTCGAAGTGCTCCACCTGCTTGTCACCAACTGTTACAAAGTATCCGCGGCCGAATGCGATCATATCGCCGGCGGCATCAAAAACAGGATAAAGCGTATCGCCCAGGGAGTTGGCCAGTATCCGCATGCGGAGCTTGAAACTGGCCTTGCCTTCATTGGCGGTCCCCATCCAATAGTTTTCGTTGGGCTGTAGTTGCTGTGTATACCACAACTCCGCGCATTCGGTTTCCCCCATCATGAGCTGTGCCAAGGTCATGGTCTTGTAGAATAATTTATTCGCATCCCAGGTCTTATCCAGCACCTTCATGAGGTCTATCTGTGTCTGATCCACAGGCTGCGAGCTCAACTTAATGGGATTGGCGGTCAGGAAGGCAGCAGCCAGCTTTACGATCTTCTTTTGCAGGGGAATGGGGATGCGGGATACTTCCACCGTTCCTGTAACCGGGTTGCCGGCGGCATCTTTTGTCTGCTTGGTTTTGTTGAGCCGCTTTGTCTGGTCAGTAACAGCATGCTGCTTTGGGTCCAATTGCTTTTTAATGTCCTCCTGGGCAACGGCCCCGGCAGGTTTCTGTTTTTTTACTGTATCAACGAGCTGGGCATAATTTCCGACCAGCGCTTCCAGTTCGACTACTTCCATGGGCTAACAATGATGGGTTAACTATTTACAATATGAGTGTAAAGATCGAATCTTATCTTATTCCACGGCCATATTGAGTAGTTTTTTATGGCCCATTCATGCAGGGCCTGTCCCATTTCTTCCGCTGCCCCGCGGTTGGCTGCCAGGTAGCGCATGTGCTTATACCAATCTGACTGTTTATCCACCCATAACACCGGGGCGTCCCTACAGTCGGAATAAGGCGGTACCCGCTGGCAGATTGCCGGTAGCTTCTTACAGGCAGCTTCCAACAGTTTCAGATTAGACTTACAGGCGTTGAATATATTGGCCTCTAACGGGATTAGCACGGCGCTGGCCTCATTGTACACGTCCATGTAGGAATGCAACGGCCGCTGCTCAATACGCTGGTAATTGGACATTGTGCCCCCTGCTGACATAATTTGCTCCATTGATGTCCATATGCCGGCAGTATCTTTTGTAGAGTAACCGGCCAGGGTTACCCCCATACCGGCATGCCGTTCCCCTGCCAGGCGCCGCAGAGGACCCCTAAGTAGGCCTAGGTCATGCAGGTGGGACTTCTGGCCGGCATATATGAATCGGAAGATGTCCGTTCCCGCCATGGCACCCTGGAATTGGCCCTGCCCGAAAGGCAGCGCATTAGGGATCACATGCACATTGCGGTTGTACTGCTTCACCTTGTCTGCCAGCCGGGCCGTGGTCACCGTAACAGCATCAGCCAGCCGCAGGTTGTGAATGATCACTCCAGGCACATCATGTTGCCGGTAATAGGCGCTCAGGAAGTGATGCGGGTACAGTTCCCAGTAATCATCCAGATCTACAACCACTTTGAAACCGTGTTGCCGTTTTAATCGATCCCCCTCAGCGATCCCGGCCGGGAAGTCCCGGTTCCATACAACCAGTTCCGCCACCTTTAGCCGGTCGTGAACAGTGGGGCCTGCCGCTTCCATTGCTGCATCGTCAACATATCCGTGTTCATATTCAAACGGCAGGCAGATGCGGTGGTAATCACAGCCGGATATCTCTTTATACAGCGCTTGTGCTTTGATCATAATGGTTTTGATTGTCGTGAAACCCCCTGATAATGCAGATGTTCACATCTTATGTCGTGGTCATTGAATATCCGGTATATAGCGTCAGAATTTACATCATGGCATATCCAGGCATCAGGGAAAGCTGCCCAGTTTTCGGCGCTCACGCGGAAGGGGTAACGCTCAATCACTTCTCGCCTATATACAGTACATCCAGAAAGGGCATGATTTGTTTCATGGATGCCCGTTTTGGAATAGTCATGAAAACCATCGTAATATAGGCAGCCCAAAATACCCCAGTCTGATGGCAATTTTGCGATAGTGGTATCCAGTTGGGTTAGTAGGTCAACAGGTGGGATAACGTCAGATTCAACCAACAGTAGGTAAGGGAGATCAGATGACAAGAACCGCTCCCGTATCAATGAAGCGCTTGCCTCAACGTTGTAATGGAATTGGTGATCTTCTTTTGCTTGGTACCAGTGAACACGGTGAACAACCTGATTAGGGCATAACTTGAACATTAATTCAGAAAGATATGATGCATAATTGTGCTTACTGGGATCGGTGTTGTCCACTACGACAACAGGGGAATCATCCCGCAGCTGCCCCAGGCGTTCAAAGAACTGATGATCACAATATTCCTTGCACCAGTTGGTGTATGTTCCTATAAAGTACTTACTCATATCTATTGTTTGTAGACAATGCCAATACCCCAACCTCCAGGCTGGCCTATGATCGTCTGGGTTCGTTCGGTCTTTTTCAGCTCCTTCCAGAACTGTTTTACTTCGGGCAGTCCGTACACATCATGCAGGACGATCAGGCCACCAGTCCGTACCAGCGGTGTGTAGTTCTCGTAGTCCGCCTTTACACCAGCGTAGGAGTGATCACCATCTATGAAGAGGAAATCCACGTCATTGTGTGGGTATACGGAGCGGGCACGCTGTATTGTCACCGGATTGTGTGAGTCACCTTGGATATCATGGAACTCAATATCCTTTGTCCATTCTGCCCACAATGCACGGCAGCGGATCATTTCTTCATAACGTCCGTCTGATGGCCCTATAGGATAATCTATGCTGGTTAAGCAACGAAGGCTACCATGCACTGTAGGCAGTTCATAAAAGTTGCGCCCATCGACAGTTGTTGCCGCCTGATATTCTAACCAAAACCATATCGTTCCGCCGTAAAATGAGCCGATTTCAAGCACTTTCCGGGGCGCGTGGGCCTTGTATATGTCCAGCAGTTTTGCGAATTCCCAAGGCTCTTGGAGGATGGGCACCGGGCATTGTTCAAGTATGTTTCTCATCTGAGGTAGTTATAATAGCACAAAGGCAGGTTAACAATAGTGGTACACAGGGTGCGCTTGTTTATTTCTTCAGCGAAAAACCCGTCCGCATTGTAGGCATCTTCACGGAACCGGATGCCGGTTGATATGGTGCCGCGCCACATGAACTGTGCCGTATCGATATTATTGACCCTGGGCCTATCCGCAGAAAGGCGATGGGTGCCGTCCTTCAGCTGCTGGTCAAAAATCAGCATCGATGCGTCCTCTACAACCTGCTGGTTAGCCATTAACCAGGGCACCAGGTCGGGGTGTAGGATGTTGTCATCATCGATACAGTAAATCCACTCATTCAGCACGGACAGTCTTTCCAGCCTTGCCCGCAGCTCCTGTTGCATGAGGAAAGTGTTACGGTGACAGTGACCAGCCATGCCAGAAATAGTAGCTTGAGCATGGTTTTCGATATGCGGCAACATCCCTGATATGGGAGGCATAGGGCATGACGCATCAAAGATTAGCCACCATTCGATGTCAATGCCCTTACCAAGCTGCTGCCTGATGCTTTCCCTGATTGCGGAAAGATTTTGCGGCCGGGTTACCGGCGTTACGATGTTTAGCTTCATTTAAGATGTTTTAAAAGAACACGCCGGTAAGGTCCTGTGTGACCTCTTCTTGCGCATCCGGGTAAAAAGTATTGGCCAGTGCGTCCAGCTTATCAGGAGACCGCTTAAGCCGTTCTTTCATATCTTCTTTTGGCTCAATTATTATTCTGCCGTTGCTTTGGAACTTCCATTTAACGCCCTCCAGTTCTTCTTTCAAGCCGTCATCAGGCGGCAGCATGGCTTTTGATTTTTTGGATGGGTCCAACCAGTCCCGGACAGCCCAAGCCAGGTAAGCCCGCATATTGGCGAAGGTATATTGGCCTGTCAGGTCAGTGAGTGCATTGCCGGCGGAGTCTTCAGCGGCTTCAGAGTACTTGCAAGAAAACACACCAGGTATTCCCAGCTCTACCAGTCGGGAATACACCCCGGCACCCTCTCCAATGGTATCTATGTAAGCTTTGGCCTTTTTGCCGGAGAACAGGTCGTTATGTTGGTTTATGCGGTTCACCGTCATTCCGGCTACCTCCATATGGTTGGCCTTACCGGCAGAGTGTACCATCTGCATTTCGCCCACGTAATCCCCGTACCTGGGGCAAAAACAGGAACTATCCCGGCCCATACCGGCAACGTCCACTCCCAAGCGCAGTACATTGGATATTGGGAAACCTTCCGTCCGGTGCTGCTTCCATCTCTCCATCGCCAGATCCACCCACTGAGATGGGATAAGGGTATCTGATGTCTCTTTAGGTGCCAGGGCAAGTACTTTAATACGGAACAGATCATTTGGCCGGAAACATTCCCCTTCCCACCGAAAGTCCCCTTCGCCCTCGTTGAAGTCACGTTCATCTATCCGTTGACACCAGGTTTCCACTTTATCCGCCACCCATCCGTAATCCACCTGCCCCGGGATCACTATCTGCTTCTGCAGGACATTAGGCGCATTGAGGCTATTCAGGCGGAACTTGGCCCACCTGGCTGACTTCTGAGACCGGGCTGCATAACCAGTGTTGGTATTACGGTTAAAAACAAGCACTATGCGGCTGTCCCCCTGTAGGTTCCCCTCGATGGCGCTGTATATGTTCTCATGTATCCCAGATGCCTCTGTGACGCCGAAAAAAGTATGAACGGCATGGAAGCCCGACCAAGCCTCGTGGTTGTGCTCATCGGCCTTAAATCCGGTCAAAAACCACTCTTCATGATCAGTCTTGATATCATATGCCGACAGCCGGCCGGCCATGAAGCCGAAACCATTGGCCACCATCCGCCGGTAAAGCCGGGAGATCTCTGGCATCATGATGTTCTTGATCTGTCGATCCGTGGGAGCCGTCAGGGCCACTTTGGTATTCTCCACCAGGTCTCCATTGATGAATACCGGTGTGTTATATAGGAAGCACAGTGCCGCCACAGCCATAATATAATCCTTCCCGCGGGCCGTGCCGGAAGCCACAGAGGTCATCTTATTGAACTGCACGGAACGCAATATGGCTTCTTGCTCCGGGTCCAGGGAAACCCCCAACACCACCCGGGCGAAGTAGCACCAGTCGGCCCGGCCCTGGCGAAGCACTTCCGCCACCCGCTGTTTCAATTCCTCACTTACCGCCGCCATTCATAACCGTTTTATAAAGTGCTTTCAACTCGTCATCTGCCCCAAGCTGCAGCTTGTCGTTCCACATGCCTAAGTGCCGCCCTAATAGCTCCAGGGCTTTCTCTTTGTCGAACATCTTCACTTCAATGCCACTCCGGCCCTGTTTAATGCTGGAAAGGGCTGGTATTTTTGCCTTATCTATCGTATCGGTAGGGAACACCTCCACCACTCGGTGGGTGCGCTTTTCTTCCTCCTGATCGCCCAGATCTGTCTTGGAACCGCCCACCTCTTCTTTTTCCACAACCTTCACAAAGTCGTTGATATTGGCAAAGGCGATGGCCGCCAGCTCTTGCAGTACCCTGTCAGGTGTGATTTCTGTCCGTTGTGCCCGGACTTTCATAAGGAGATCGATGTAAGCCTTTATCTTAGATTTTACAAGAAGTTCGCTAGCTGTTTCACTTGCTGATTTTTTACTATATCTTGAACGTATCGCGGCTTGGGTGCCGTTAAGGTCGATCAGGTATTCCTCGCAGAAGGTGCGTTGTTTGATGGGAAGTGCGGCAGCGGCTTTCTCTAGCTGCGTGGAAAGATCATCCGCTTCAACAGGTTTTGCTGTGGAAACTGTCGCAACTTTATTCAATTCAGCAGCTATATCCGATTTATTCAACCACCTTTTCCCACAAGTAGCCGCTTTTTTCCTGTCCGTTCCGGGCACCGCTTTTATGTATGATGCAATATGGTCCTGTGTTTCCTTGTAATGTTGAATGAATACTATATGTTCTGCCTTCAACGCCATTTTCGGGTTAACTTTTCAACAAAATTAGCCAGCTATGTTGTTCCGTGGTCATACCGGTATTGCCAGAGCTGCCCATCCTTTTATATTGAACAAGCCATCTTCACCCTCCCAATCTTCACGCTTCTTGGGCTTCTGACGTTCGGGACGGCTTTTGCTTTTAAAAGTAAACAGATGGCCGTTTATTATCTTTCGATTGTCAATAGCTGCAAGCAATCTATAGTATCGTATATTTTCCGCTATCCTTGCTTCGTTGATGCTGTTGTAGGTGTGCACCGGTCTACCGTTTGGACTACGCTTTACTACCTGGAAGCCGACGTAATTCTTTCTTTTCCTTTTCATTTATCTTCTATCCTTTTTTGAAAGTTGTGGTAAAAACAAACCGCAGCATCATCCTGCCGGCGAATGGGTCGTGTAGAACTTCCGCCGCTACAATGTCGCGCTTCCAGAATACTACCCTGGCACCGTAGAACCCGGATACCCGGTCAATGTTGATAGAATACCACGGATGCACCACTGCGCTCAGGGAGACAGGCCCCCCGTCGGCTACCTTCACCGCATATTTTAAGCCCACCGGGTAAGAATCTTCACTCATGCTTACTTCCGGATGAACAAACTCAGAGCGCCCGTACTTTATCAGGTCGTTGTTGGTCAGGCGATCAAAGCCGAAAGTCAACATGAAAGAGTGGCGGCGGTTGGCAGTGTAGATACCTCCTTCCAAGCCCAGGGCCGTCATCACCCCGTTAAAGTCGGTGCCGGCTGTCAGGGAGAAGGCAGGTATTGGCTGCTGTGCCATGGTGGCATTCGCAAGCAGCATGCTTATAATCAATAGCTGTGGTTTCATAATTGAGATATGCCCGGGGGAGCCGCCGGGCGGCGGGTTTAATTGTTGTCTACTTCATGGCTGACTTCATATGCCACTTCATCCTGAACGACCGTGCAGTACCCCATTCCGTTTAGCTCACACCACTCTTGCGCAAGCTCGCGGGTAGGTGCGGTAATCTTCGGCCCGCAGTATTTGGTCAGCAGGCCTGTGAGCGGGGACACTGCGTATATGTATGTTGTCCACTTTTTCATTCTTCGCTTTGCGTTTTTGAGGGCCCCGGATCAGGGATCACCCCCAGCACCACCAGCATGCTGTCAATAACGTCTTTACTGAACTGCGGCCCGTTCACCGCATGGGCTATTTCCGCGGCCCATTCCAGAGCTTTGGCTGCCAACGGCAACATTTGCTCCGTCATATATTCAAGCTGCTTTTTGTAGTACTTGCGAGCCCAGAAATCTCCTTCGGGCGGATTGGACCACTTCTTTGCAAACTCGTATGTCTGCGGATACCTGATCTTTACCAACTCTTCGGCTTTTAGCCTTACATTTTCTTCGTAGGTCATATTTCAATGTTTTGAATCAAAGTTGAATAATATGTGATTCGGTTTTTTCCGGTTTTTGCAGGGGATTTTTCCTGTATCATTCCTCTTTATTCGGTTTTAGTTGCTGCCCTGCCCAGTTCATTTAATCGTTCCTTCAATCTTTTGTTCTCTTCCCGCAGCTCCCGGATCACTTCCTTATCACTCTTGCGTTGGGGCTTTGGGCACTCGCACCATTCCAGGGCCTCTTTATCCGGCAGATGATAGTGCGTAACAACTCCCCAGCAGCCAGGGATGAGATGCTTTACTCCATGTTCATCTGTATGGAAGTGGCAACGCATCAATCCGGTGATTCAATCCTTTTAAATGAAATCACCCACACCCATGGATTAGCAGCCCAGCTATCCGTCCCGTTGATGGATTGCCATAACGTTTCGAATGACCGCCTAGCAAGCTGATTAATTGGAATAAACTCCGGCAGGGTGCCCCATGATACGAACCAGGAACCGTCCAAATAGTTCTTGCTCCCAATCGTCTGGTCGAAACCTTGAAATTCTACACCTTCCGCCCGTGCGTCCTTGTCCGTGATATCTTGCAGTCGCTCCACCCGTATATCTGTTATCCGAAGGAAGATGCGGGCTGCTTTACGAGGCATATGGATAGACGGCTTCCATTTAACCGGCCTAACATCATCGATGTACAGACCGTGATCAGCTTTATATTTATAATCAAATTCGATTGTGGCAGCATTATAACATGTACTCCAACTCTCCCGCACCCAAAGAACATCCCCTGGATGACCGTAGGGGCAAGCGCACATAACAATATTACCGCTTCCTTTATGTTGAAATAGCTGCCCGTATTTACCATTACCCATGATGCCAGGGTCACTGTAGGGTTGCCATACATCAGGGAGTTGGTTGACATATTCCAACCCTCTTAGCCGGCGCGTCTGCGTCTTTATATCCTTCTTGGTTGAGATTACCATGGGGGTCCCCATTAACATCGGTCGTTGTTTCATAGTTGAGTTTTGATTCGAGTTTATAAAATACCGTCACCTTTTTACCGGCGTACATCCGGCACCACGCGGCTGCTACCTGGTGTTTGACCGCGTAATCGCACTCTTCTTTCCTAATTATCTTACCGGACCGCTCCAGGTAGAGTGTTATCTTCATCGCCTATTCCTTCATTCATTATCGCCTGTAGGGACTTGCGGTGGTTCAGGAGATGGCAACCAATGTGAAGCTGGGTATACTGTACCCGGGACAGCAAAGCCATTATGTTTATATGGCTTTTCATGGCCTGAATCCCCAACATATGTGCCGCCATAGACCTTCCCATGTTCATATATGCCTGGCAGGTTCACCACGAAATTGACACGCTGTAACGGCTCGGGCCATCGCTCTGTTACCGAGATCCATTTTTGTTTCGCAATCGCATCCACTATCAACTTCACATGACCGCCATGGGCCTCCATGCTACCCTTGTAATACCCGGGGGCCTGGATGGTCCAGTCCTTCATAACCTGCCAAGCGGCCTCGAATGCAGGCGTTGCGCATTCCTCCCGGGTAGGCTCCGGCAGCGGCTTGATCTCCTGCAGGCCGGGGGAGTAGCCCCGTTGGCAACGGCCATCCGCGCAGGGATCATTCGGGTCCTGACGCCAGTGGGCGGGGAGCTCCATCAGGTCGTTCTCCAGCAGGTAGATAAGCATGGCGGCGCGGGCTTGAGCTTCAGTGCGGGCAAAAATAGCCTGATGGAAAGCGCCCATTGAATCACCCGTAATGAGTCGGTATTGGATTGCATAAGCTTCCACCTCTATACCGTTACACGTTTTATTAATTGCTCTCCATGTAAGCAGCCTGTGCTCTCCAACAAATTCCGGCAGCATATCCCCCAGCTCCGCCACGTTGTACGCTGGCGCCAGGGCATCACTATGCCAGCCATATTGTACATACTCTCCGTGTGGCCCATCCTTCGCCGACATGTGGTAGAAGGTGGCAACCGGCTTTACGCCCAGGGCGACCAGGCGTAAGGCTTGTTCTTTGGTGCAACATTGATCTTGTAGTGATAACATAATTATTTTTTTAACCTTGAAATTTTATACCCCATTTTCCGGGCCCATGCGTCATTCACCTCAACATATGAATTGCAGTGATTACAAGCAGCCATCCAATAGCGCTTATCCATCAGGTCTTCCTTCGTGGATTTACCTTTACGGTGGTGCACACCCTGAGATGTTCCGGTGCATACAGGTGACCTGATCTGGCAGGCCTTCCCTTTCCAGAAAGGCCGTGATTCTTTGGCATATTCCCGGTTGATGGCAGCCCGTTTGACACTTACCGTCCGAATCTTTCTCGGCGGCTTCTTCTCAGGCTTTATCTGACCGTTCTTCAACTGCTGGCGATATTGCATGTATGGTGTCATAAAAACATTCCTAAATTTTTCCGCAGCCGCCGCTCTGCAATGGCGACATATTCCGGGTTCAATTCAAATCCCACATAGCTACGCTGCAGCTTCCTGGCAACCATACCGGTGGTGCCTGCGCCCATGAAAGGGTCCAGAACCGCCCCCCCCTCCGGGCATCCTGCTAATATGCAGATACGTGGCAGTTCTTCCGGGAAGGTGGCAAAGTGAGCCTCATGGAATGGTTTTGTAGATATCGTCCAGACGGAACGCTTGTTCGCACCATAGGCCTGCTGCTCGGCTGTTGTCATCAAATCCCACCGCTCATTGAATCCGGCATGCCGGCGAGAGTGACCACGCTGCTTATCTTTCCTGGGACCACCCACAGCCTTCATGGCACCATTGGTTTTGCCCGGTACCCGCGCTGATCCTTCCTGCTTATCGATATCCTGGGACCAACGCTGCAGTGTAGATGCCGCCGGCGGCTCCCGGATCGCAGCTGCGTTGTAGTAATAGTGGAATCCCCTCCACCTGGGAGTTCTTTCACCGTCATTTGTGTCAATAAACTGAGAAAGATCCGGTGTATTGGACCATTCCCCTGTATCCCGAGCGGTCCAAATAGTTTTTTTCCCAGATTTAGCAAACAGGAAAACATACTCGTGGCTTTTTGTAGTGCGGTCAGTCACGGATTCCGGCATAGGGTTCGGCTTATGCCATATGATGCAGTCCCGCAGGTACCACCCATCGGCCCGGAGGGCAAAGGCAAGCATCCAGGGAATGCCTACCAGGTCTTTTGGCTTCAGGCCGGTTCCGGATTTGACAAACCTCTTTGCCTTACCCATCTCTTCACCCTGCTTCCGCCCAATAAGAGTACTTTTCTCACTATGGTACGCAGCCCCATTGTGTGCATAGCTGTCCCCGATATTCACCCACAGGGTTCCATCATCCCGCAACACTCGCTTTACCTCCCGGAAGACGCCCACCATACCGGCAACATATTCCTCCGGCGTTCCCTCCAATCCCAGCTGGCCATCCACTCCGTAATCCCGCAAACCCCAATAAGGTGGACTGGTCACACAGCAGTTAAAGAAGCTATCAGGGTAGCGCTGCAAGCCGGTACGGCAGTCTTCGTTATGTATGATGTTCAGTTCCATTATGCAATCTCTGATTCTTTTTGTTCAAATATTGCCCCATAACTGGCCTCTATCAGCATGCGTGCCTGGAGTACTTCCGGATGGTTCTCTTCGTGGCTGGCGATGGCCAGTGGATCGTGATTGACGCAGGCGATCACCTGGACGAATTGCTGACCATTGTACCGGGCGCGGTGTATGCCAGAGGTAACACCGCCAGCGCCACAGAAAAGGTCTATGAAATATATCTTCCTCATCCTATAAGCTTTTCCAATTCTCTGATTACTGTATTATAATTCCTGCAGGTGAACCGTATCACCCGCCATCCCAATGCATGTTCCTTATATTGGCCCCCACATATTGCGTTCTTTAGCCCTTTCTCTGGCACGTTCCTTAGCAGCATTATTCACACAAACACTACAGGTGTACCCGTGACCGTCCGGTGTTCTTCTGTCCTTAGGAAATCTTTCTAGTTTTTTTTCTTTTAAACACTTATTACACTTTTTCATCTCTCATTTGTTTTTGTACCGGGTTGTACCGGGTTGTACCGGGTTTGTATACCGGGTTCTTTTCAATACTGTATTGCGTTGTACCGTATATACCAGGTTTTTACATTGAAATTGTACCCCCCCATAGTAAAATGAAAAAAAATTAGAGGGGGTGGTTAATAGAAAAGCCGAAAAAAGCGGTATTCCGGTATGGTCAAACCAGTCGGTATTCCACTTTCCCATTATTTTGGCTGTTTTTTCTAACTTCCAAGCTTTTCCCGAAGTTGTCAGATGCGATTGCCAATGCCTTTTTGAATCGTTTTTGGCTGTAATCCCGGCGCTCCATATCATTAACTCCCAGGAAGTCAGTATAAAGAGTGCCCCCTTCTTTCCATTCAGCACACCCATTGGCGGCATAATCTTGGAACCAGGAGAGAAATTCCTCGCCGAACTGTACCTTTATTTTCTTCTGCCGGTACTGGTCACCTTGCTGTTGTTCATTCACTCCGTTATACAAGTAGTAACGAACGCACCAGAACATGAAGTTGTAGAACCGGTTCCATTCGTCTTGATCCCAATCGTCGAATAACAGGTGTCCGTACTCGTCCAAGGGGGTATGCTGCGTCGAAAAATGGGGAGCAAATTCTACCACCTTGATTCGCCGGCGGGCGTGTTGCGCACTGTCATCAACCGTATAGTTGGTGGTCGCTGCCATCTTCGGGCTATCATCGTAACGAATATATAGTTCATCTTTGTTCTTCTTCTCTACCGTGATCCCTTCTGTGATCATACTGTAAAGCTTTTCTATATCAAATCCTTTCTGCAGGTCCTGAAAGATGATAAGCTTGGTGGAGAGCTTGATGCGTTGCATGGCAAAGCTCTTGTCGGCTTTGAATGTCTTACCATCAATAGTTTCTACTGATAGCATATAGTTGAATGCCTTGGTAAAGATACCTTTGCCCGTACCTCCACCTTTGCTGTCATCGTCCGTTTCTTCCCCAAAAATTGGCATATAGGGCCTTGCCGGGTGTTTGAACTTGTGCAGCATATACCCAATAATGGAGCACATGTATAATATCCGGTCTTTATTACCCGCGCATATTTTGCCGACAAAATCACTGAACTCGCATTCGTAGTCATCCGACAGGTCTACATCCACACGGAAGTCGATAATATCCTCTTTCCAGATAACCTTTCTGATCTCTCCATAACTCCGTAACCTGATAGTATCAGCTTTGATCTCCACCAATCCGTTTTTAAAGGGAAAATAGGCCGTGTCTTTTGTGTCACGAAGAAAGTCAATCTCCACCGGGTGGAGGAACTCAAATAGACCATCTGAAAAAATGTTATTATTTCTATATATGATCTCCAACAGCTGTTCCTTGGTAAATTCTGTTCCCTCCAGGTCATAGTTCATGATATAGTCCTGGGTGAACTTCTTCACCTTTTCACTGCTTACTTCTTCCAGCCTGTTGTTGTCGTTATGGACGAGTTTGAATATTGGACCGCATCGGTCATAGAAGTATAGGCCAAATCCGTTCTCCTCCAGGAACCGGGCGAACCGGGTATAGACAATGCCCAGCTTTTCTTTTTCACTATCCCAGCTCCAGAATTCCATATCCTGATGTAGTTCTTCCTGTTCATGTTGCTCGATAACCGACTTAGCATCGTCCGCGCTCATATCAAAATCACCTGCAAGTTTGCTAACTAGTTTTTCACCCGATACCCCTTCATCTTTTTTTTTACGCAGGTACTTTTTTATTTCCCGGCCGATACGCTTATATGGTTCTCCAAAACCATCCGCGAGTAATCGCCGTGCTGCTTCCTTATAGTCCCCTCCACATTCCAACATGGCATATACAGCGGCCGGCCGGTAACCCTTCATGGACTCAAACTCGCTGGACGTGGTAAAGACCATAAAGAGTCCCATATCCCGGTTATAATCTCCACTACTTTTACTTGTGGTATTACCTGGGCGCAGAAATATTGTTTTTGGCCCCTTTTCGCCCACTATACGCCACCCATGACGTTCCAATAGGCCAATGATATCACCACGCTCATTAAAGTCCTGGAATGGGCTTTTATTGAACGTTTTTTGTTCTACATAGTGCCGGTGATGGCTTACCTCTTCAACGACCTGGTTAAAAGAGCGGGCGCATTCCATGAGTATCTCCCGCTGCCGTTCAGTGATGGTCGGAATATTATAAGGTTTATTCTGTATATAAGTGTATCCATCTGTAGGAGCAGCAATTACATATCCGCCCTCCCCCCGTGTTTCAATCAGCACAAGATATTTTTCATGCGGATTGGCCTTTTTCTCTTCTTCGGTTGCATGCCGCTGGGCCAATTTTTTGTTACCGGTAATGGTTGGGCATCTATACATCAGATGATATCCGCCGGATTTCGTTTTTACGATTACCAGGGATTCAGCTAGTTTTTGATCATTATCAATTATGACCTGCATGAAATCTTCAAACAGTGAGCCCGTAACATCGTATTTGCTGTCTACATCAATAACTTCCAGGTTGCCACTTACGGCGCCACAAACGATAGCCATTCCTTTCGTCTTATGGCTACACAGCATGTGAGATAGTTCTTCTTCAGGTGCTATGCGTTGTTGATACGGCTTCCATGGTTGTACACTCCGCTTGTTGGCATCAGTGGCAATAACGCTAATACCCAGTTTAATATATTCCTTGGCTGATTTTAGTAGCTTGCTCATAGATCGTTAAATTCCTTTTCCTTTTCTCGAATTATCTTATTAAGCTCCCGTTTAACAACTTCAGCGGCCTTTTTATTCAACATCTGCCGTACTGTTGCCGGTAACTTGTCCAGCGCCTTTAGATCAGTGTTGTCGCCATCAAGCCCGGAGGCAACGGTTTCTAGCTCCGTTATGTCCTTTCTAATTGCTTGTGCCTTGTAAAACTTTTCTATTTGCATGCTATGTATTTTTTCACATCCTCCAAGCTGTCAACCACGTAGGCCTCCATCCCTATTTTTCGCAGGTAATCAATCCTTACTTCCTGCAGAGCCTCGCCTTTTTGTACCCCTGTCTTTTTGCATTCGAACCAGACTGTACGTCCCTCCTTGTAGGCATATACATCCGGGTAGCCGTTGTCACTTAGCTGGATTATCTTCAGAACAAACCAACCGTTCTTTTTCAGCCATGATATTATCTTTGTCTGAACTTTTGATTCCCGCATAGCCAAAGTCTTTTTTGAAATATGATAGGGTGTAATCCTTTTTCTGCTGTACCACCTGGTAAATTTTTTCTTCAATACCGCCCTCTGAAAATAGCCAGTATACAGGCGCCTCCTTTACCCTGTCTTTGGTTTGCAGCCTGGCCCGTGACTGCCAATAGGAAAGGGCGCTAAAATCGATATTAAACATCACCAGGGCATCTGCTGTCGAGAGATTCACTCCTTCCCGGCCCGATACGATCTGAGAAATAAAGGTCAGATCACCCCTGCGGTTGAATTCTTCCGGGTCTTCAGTCCACCTGCTGGCAAATGCCACCTTTAGCATGGTACCCTCTGCATTGAACTTGTAGAAAATGGCGATCTTTTGTCCTGCAAAGCGTTCTTTTATTACCCTGGCTTTAGTATCATCAAAACAGATTGCTGTCTTATCTTCGCAGATAACCGTACCGCTGTAAATTTGGTGGCATTTCTGCTGCACCTTAACGGCGGTATCCGCAATCACCTGTTCTCCATTTTTTCCAATATATACCTTGTTCTTTATGATCTTGTTTGCCAGCCAGTAAGTACTAGGTTGCATTTTTACAATGATCACCTCTTCCTGAACAAGTTGTTCAAAGCCGGCATCCTGTTGAGAAAAGCTGATAAATAAATGGGCCGTTTCGCTTTTGATCCGGGCTTCGTCTGCATTGCTGTAGTCTTTAAATTCCCGGTTATACATGTATTTGGTCTGTGGCATCACATAACCACCTTTTACCCAAGAATAGAAAGATTTGTACTCCACCCACGGAGAGTGCGAACTGATGGATAACTGATGATATAGCTGGCTATATGATTCAGGCGTGGGAGTGCCGGAAAGGAAAATAACCGGCTTTCCTTCGCAGATATCCTTTAGCTGTTTAGTTCGTTCCGGCATTGTTGGGAAGCCACCACAGGTGTGCGCCTCGTCAATAATAATGAGGTCATATTGTTTGCGGATGTGGTGTAGAGATTCAAAGTTGATAATGTCAATCATGAATGATGGCGCTAACTTATCATAATCACTTACCACGCTGCTTATTGCCTTCTTTTTAGTGACAAAGAGCACATTTTTAACCTGCATAAGATATGCTGCGTGCATGGAAGTGAGAGACTTCCCAGTCCGCACCTCCATGCTCAAGTAAACCAGGCCATATTTATTTAATATGCCCCGCGCTTGCTCCGCTATTTTTAATTGATAGTCTCTCAGCATTGTCAGAATGGTTTTTCTTCTTCATCTTCAGCTGGCACTTCTTCTATTTTGCTTTCCTTTTCATCATATTGGTTCCAAAGATTCCAGTCCTGATCAGTCATCTTTTCTTCGATCTGTGCGCCAGTATCTTTTCGTGTGAGTGTTTTCATGCCCTGTTTCGGCCTGTGATAAACTACATCGCATGTAACTTCTCTGATCTCGTACCCGTTTGCTACTTTGTCGGATAAACTACCAATGCTGGTTTTAATTGAGGACAGGCGAGAAGAATATTGGCTTGTGGCTGCTTTCTTCTCATTTTCTACATTCACAAACTCTTGATTTTTTGCAGCCAATTCCAGAGACATATCATGAACTTCGACTGCGGAAAAGTCGTAACGCAAGTAGCGCTTTTCTACTTTTGGCAAGATTGATTCAACTGATTTCATTATGTTATAGTTTAAGTGTGTCAGGGAGAGAGATAATACGGGCCTCATATTCAGGGTTAAGGCGGTCCCACAGCCGCTTTATATCGCAGAAATAATCCCACAGATTTTCTGCGCTCATTTCCGGCTCACAGACCTTCCATTTTTTACCCTGCATTGATTTCCCTTTCTTATCTGCTCCGCGCGTGGTAGCATCTGTGTGTAGGACACCGATACGGTCAACTGGTCGTTCAGGATGGTCACTATCCCACATTTTTTTGTAGGCCCCCAACTGGACGTAGTGGGTTTCATATACACCCGATCCGGTTTTTACATCAATCAGCCAAAGTTCATCGTTAATATAGCAGAGCATATCCAGTGTGCCGGCAATGCCCAGCTCGGGGTTTATCTGCTGAAGTTCCGTATGAATAAAGCGCGGGTTATGACTATGGCAAAATTCAGCAAACCGGCATATGTGCTCCCACTCATCAAACCTGAAAGTATTGGCCTTAAGCTCCTTGCCAATAATGAGGTCGCTTATTGCGTTATGAATGATTTTCCCTTTATTGGCAGCTTCTTGGGCTACTCGATCGGCATACAATCCTAGTTGCTTCCACCAGGAAACAAGCTGTGCCGGCTTAGGACAGCCATCTGATATAATAGTGGTAACGGATGGATAGAACTTTTTGCCGTCAAGCGTATAAAACCGGCTGTCCATAAGCATGACCTGCCGTATATCTTCTCTGTGTATTACTGTATTTGCCATGGATTTAAATTTGGGGCAGGCCACGCGTGCCCCAGTGATTAAAATGGAAGATCTTCGCCATCATCTGATCCGTCAGCACCTTCGGCGTCTTCTGCGCCCACGGTTACGGATGTTTCCATTTTTGGGAATACTTGTTCGGTCAAGTACTTTTCAATGAATTCCAGCCTTTTGGTATCATCCCATATTTCTTTCCCTTTTACCTTCAGTTTCTCCATGTCCGGCATACCGTGCGGGTTATCTCTAGTGAAGTACCATTCTATGGACTTATCGCCTCCCTGCTTCAGGTATAATGCCGCTTTCACTTTACCTTCTACCTCTTTTCTCCATGGAGTAAGTTTTACAGCTTTTGATAAGTCTATGTTCGGCAGAGCGAAAAAGAAGGAATAGAAATACCGGGTGCTGAACTTCAACTGCAAAACATATTCGTCATCTACTACTACGTTCAGGTACTTGCCGTATTCCTGATGTTCGTGGATATACATATTGGTTATCTTACCCTCCAAATGATCATACTCCATTTGGTGAACGGTCCTCCCGTTCTCTAATGTGCGTGTTACGCATCCTGGCGTAGATTCTTTCAGTGATTGAGCAATCTTCCCGCTGCCATTAATAGACAAGAATGTTTTGCGCTCATTTTTTGTTAATCCCATTGTTGTTTGTATTTAATTATGAACAATTATTTTTTAAGCCATGATTGATAATGTTCTTCTATCTCAGGGCCCAACATGCGCTTTTCACAAAATGTTTCTATTTCCACCTGTTTATCTAACCACCCCAGATTATTCCACCATTCGTAAAATGAATGTCTAGGTATATCATTGGTTTCCCTGCAGTGTGCTTCAAATTCCGGCCCATAGAATTGCTTGGAATAACAGTAATCATCGTGTTGTCCCTCCAGGTATAGATCAAACTCAAACCATGTCATATCATGATACCGCCAATCTGCGCATCGGATGGCGCCTTCCTTTACTACTGACGGTAGTTTAAAATGATCTGCAAGAGATTTGAATATTTCAGTAATCATGGTATTTGTTTTTACCTGCCTGCGGTTCTCCGCGGGCTTTTTTATTGGGCAGCGATTTCGCGCAGGATACCCAATGCTTCGTCGTTTGATAGGTAGAAGTTTTTGGCATAGTGGGGCATAGTGGCACAGCCAGCAACCCGGGTGCCATGCTCTTTCTCAATTTCTTTCGCTATAGGAGAGATAAGGCAACCCCACCCGGCCCAGCAATGGGTTGTTCCGCAGTGCCAATGACCCATGTCAAAATCAGAAGGCCGAGCAAGAACAGCTTTTGCCACATCTTTTACGAGGGCGCCTTCATCCACCATTTTCGCGCCCAGTCGCTCCCGCAGCATCTCGGCGGCTTCATCCACCAGATCGGTCTTCTCTATTATTTCGCATAGGTCCTCGTTGCTGGGCTCCTGGCCCTTCAGCTGCTCCCCGGCACGGTTGCGCAGGTCTGCATCAGAGCAGAACCGCAGGATGTACCGCAGGTCATAGTTTGATCTACCGATTAATGATTCATTAGACATATTAATGTGTTTTGATGTTAATTATGTGGTGATTAAATAATTCGCTACGATCCATAACCCATAGGCCAGTCCAGCAAGCACAATTGTTCTAATCAAGAAGCCTATGCCGTTATGTGTTTTATGTTGATATTTTTTCATACTGTGTAAAATAACCGGGCCTGTACACCAGGTAAACGACAGGCCCGGTCCTGTCTGTCCGTTGAGATTGATTAATCTGCCTGTTCTGCTTCTCCCGTCAGGGCGGCGCCATCTGCAGGCGCTTCAGTGTTTTCCGCTGGTATACCAATTACCTCCCCCTCTTCAACGCCCTGTTCGGCCAGCTCGGGATTGTTCTTCAGGTCCTCAGCAGTCACTTTGTGATCGATCATTTTTTCGTCCATGTTCTGAATAATTGTTAGTTAATGATCACCTCTGCATCACGGGGAGAGGCGTTACCCGCTGTCAAAATTCTATCCTTATTCTTCCGGTTTCTTTCCGGCAATAGCCCCCATTGTGATGCCCAGGGCAGGCGTGGTGGAAGCTGGGGATTTGAACCCCGTAAGCCCATTGAGGAAAAAATTTAGAAAAAACCTCAATTGCTGCTCCCATGTGCCGGTGACGCCACCGGCAGCGTAAATTCAGATTGCCCACCCTTGCAAGGCTTCATCTTATGGGCTTTACCGTTTTTACTTAATCACCAAAACGTTGAGCCGGTCCCGGATCGCTCCGGTGCAGCGGTTGGGTTATGAGCCGCTACTGCATGCCTCACTGGCTACCGGCTTCCTGTCAGCTTCTGGTAGTGTGCTTTTTCAGTACGCTGTCGCTTGACTTCTCCTGCGTACCACCCAAGAAGATGTAGGGCCCTTCTCCCTGGTAGTTCTATCCGTTCCCGGTGGGCCTTTGAGGCCCTACGCTTACCGAACCGGGAAACCATACACCAAAACAATCTTTCACGTATATCTTCAATCAGCTTTTTAAAACAACCCAGACTTTGGGAAGCCAGCGACGCGAAGTCGCCGGCGTTACTTAAATCTATCCTATATGAAAACCCCAATCTTTAAAAAGCACCTCAACTCCTTAACTCTGTCTGAAAGAACTTTGATCCGAGCCGCGATCTCCGGGAGGTGCTTCTAATGAGGTGTGCCAACAGTTGCCTACTCTGCATCTCGGCTATATTTTATCTCCTGCCGGCACAATATTTTGATTCAAAGAACTAATTCCTTAAGTGACCACTTATTTTTAAAAGTGGCTCGCCCTTCCTCTTCCATCGCTATCATTTCCTGCAACAGAGCCGGGTTGTGCCGCGCGCCGTTACGCAGATCACCAATGCACCCCAACACGCATAACATACAGCTCACGCGATCATTACCCAAGGCATATGCGGGGTGGAAGGGCCACCAATCAGGTATATTACCTGTTTCCTCATACTCATCCCGCGCTATCTCTAACCAGATGTCATCCACACCATAGGTGGCCCATACATCATCCAATTGAAAATTGAAAACAGGATACCAATTAAGGGCCAGCTTCTTACCAGGTTTAAAAGCGTGTATCGCCTCTTCAACAGTCATTCCGTCGTAATAGGTGCTATGCTTCCCTGTGCGTAGGGACAGCGGGGCCTTTTCTGACCTGGCGGTACTTTCCCCAGCGCGTATCCCCTCAGCAGATATAATGAAGTCACCACATCCCGTAAAGAACTTGTTAATAGAGGCACGCTTTAAATCAGATGTACAGTACCGGTTTGAAGAACTGCTCCAGAAAGGTTTGCCGGTCCCCTTAAGCTGGTGCATCCTGCGCTGCCAATAGGCGAGCATATCCAGCCCATCATGCCGGCGCACTACATGCAGCGGTATACCGAACTCCTGCGCCAACCGCTCACACATGCCAATACTATGCGGCCATTCAACCCGGCCAAGATCAGCGTGAATCAATCCAGCTATATCATACCCCCAATTCACCAAAGACCTCACCATTGCCTGTCCGTCTTTACCTCCGGACACACTGGCGTATATCTTTGCGCCCTTGTTGATTGCTATGTTGATTAATTCTATGCTCATTGTTTTGTTTTTTTAATCCCAGCATTGAGATCAGCGCCGGGGTTTGAACTTTAACCATATCCTATGAAAACCAACTGTAGCCTAGATTCCGTTCCTGTAGTACTCTTGCTCTTCCTTTATTTCCTCTTCAAGCTGGCGCCTGTACTGCTCGTACTTTTCATTTTCAAGCGGATCTTCTGCAATAAAGGCCTTATGGAATATGAGCAGAATAGCCAGGAAGCATATGCCAATGCAGCCATAAAGGATAAAGAAGAGTACCATGATTCAGTTTTTTTAGGGGTGACCATTGTAGCTACCGCACCGAGGAGCAGGGCCGCAATGAATTGCTTGGTGCCTTCCGGCAGACCTTGCGAAGTGAAGAGCCAGGATGCGTAGGTCATGGCTGATCGTTTGATTTTGATTCCTTTTGTTCTTGCAACCAGATGACAGGATCACCAACAACTGCTTCTATATCTGCCAGCGTTTCCAGCACATAATTCACTACATCTGATTGTGAAGCCCCGTGACCGCTGTTACGCTTGGGTTCCAGGTCGTAGGCCAGCTTGTTATAGTACTTCTCCGCCTTTTCGGTCAGGAGGGCTTGTAGTTTCTTTTTAGCCATTGTTCGCTGATTTACCTGTGAAGAAATCAGTTACCATCTTGTGGAAGCCCATTTTATACAGGCCGAACAGGGCCAGCGCCGTGCCGGCTATCATGTAGGTAGTGCCGGCGGTAATGATCGTGTGAATGATTTGCGTATCCATGGTATGTGGTTTATTGTGAATCAGATTTTTTCATTTTTGAGGCCTTTTTTATTGCGTCATTATATTCATCCCTGTTGCTGCGTAATGTAGCAATAAGGGCCTTCTTTGCACTTGAATATGTATCATAAGGTCCATCTAGCTGGCAGTCATCCGTCCATTCTTGAATTCCCCATTCAAGAGCGTTTATCACCTTAACTCCCCATTGTTTTCTCATATCAAATGAATTATCTATAGATTATTGAATTGCCTTTCTCAACCAGGTCATCGTAGTCTTCAGCAATAGAAGATTCTGTCTGTCCAAAATCAACATCAGATGCTTGTATAAGATCAAATGCGCTAATAATCTGAAGCTTTTCACCGCTTTCTATGGCTTTACGAAGATGATCTACGTAATCTCTCGCGGCCCATTCTGAAGTATTTGTTTTCAT